CTAACATAAGGCCACCTTGTTCTTGAGGCTGCCCGCGTCCATCTTGCCGAGCCAGCCGAGACGCTCCGAATCCTTCTCGTCAAGGTCAAGCCTCGAAACGAAGTTCTCGTAGGACGAGTACATGACCATCATGATCAGGCCGCCCACCAGGCCCATGTCGACCATCGAAAGAAGCGAGAGGATGAGGTCGGACTCCGAGAGCTCGAAGACGTGCGGCAGCACGTGCCAGACCTCATGGAAGAACTTGAGCGCCAGCGCCAGAAGCGCAAGCGACAGGCCGAGAAAGAACGGCGCAAGAATCCAGCGCGCTGTAGAAGAGTTTTTCGAAGAACGATTCCATGGGCGTCCCGTATGAGCGAAGTCTGAAAAAACTATCGACACACACAAGCCGATAGCACGAGGGCCACAGTTTCTACAACATGCAGGCTTCTTCGTGCGTCCATCCCGGATGACGGTATTCCCGCTTTTTCTTCAGCGGTTTCCTGAGGTACGCATGCTGCCTGCTGCAGACGCCCGGGAACAGGCCCGAGCATCGCATTGCAGAGCGCGTTCGAACTCAAACGCCTCGTCAAGCAAACGATTCTGCAGATCGTTCACACGAAGCGGGAGCCGACAATGCAAGAAGGGCAGGAGACGCCCATAAGGTCACACATCCGCTCACGCTCAAGCACTCTGCATCAAGAAAAACCAAGAATTCATCGCACACGCGAAACCCGTTGGAGCTCACGAGATTCACTGCCGTACGCACAAAAAGAACGGACGAAACCGCACGCATTTCGCCTCATCTTGCCTTCCCGCCCCCGCCTCCTACAAAACGACTCGTTCAGTGCTCGATCAATTCAGTTCCCGTCAGGAGGTCGCATTTCCAGAACCGGGCATACAGTGAAAAGTGCAACAAGAATTGTCCGCCCGCCTTCGGACGCCTTGAACGGATTCCCCGCGCATTCCCCATCCATGTGGCACACATGGGTGGGGTCAAGCGGGGCTGACGAAGTCAGTCAATCTCAAGTTATTCAAGATGATCCAGTGGATAAGTTCACAAATCCCTTCTTGCACAGGTATTAAATAGTAAAAAGAGCGCAAAATCACAGGATCATTTTGCGATTCTAATGCAGCACTTTTGCTTGAGCTCATAGAATTGTCGATTAATTGCGTCAGGTTGTGTGATGCTTGATACCATACGGAGTATTCTCGCCAACCCATCGCCATGCAACGATGAAGATCACGTCCACTTACTCCGTGCGTTTGCGCAACTTCAACCGTGTCTTTGACGACACGGTTGAGGTGTATCGCCACGCCGTGGATTACTTCATCGAACTCGTGATTGCGAATTGGAATACTCACTTCGCCAATCTCAGTCGTGCCAACGATTGCATTCGTGTTGCCGAAGGTCTGAGCGTTCGTACGAAAAAGCGTCTGATGACGCCTTACAACTTCTGCCACGACTTCGTGAAATTTCCGTGCTACCTTCGCCGAGCCGCCATCATGGCGGCATACGGACAGGTGTCGTCGTATCAAACGCATCTGGCTCAATGGAAAGCGAAGCCGGGGCAAAAGGGCCGGCAGCCCGGTCTGCCGAAGGCCGGCAGAAGCTTTCCGGTCATGTACCGCGATAATACGTTCATCAGAGCCGGACGCAACAGCGTGAAACTCAAAGTTCGCATTCGCAATACTTGGGACTGGGTTGATGTCGAGCTCGACAAGCACGATGTCGATTACATTGCACTTCATTGCGCTACCCGCAACGAATTGTCGCCGGCATTGAGAAAGCGCGGGAAGAAATGGTATCTGGACTTCTCTTTTGAGGAGAAGGTTATTCTGGATAAGGTGTCTCTTGACACGCAGCGCGTCCTTGGCGTTGATCTTGGGATCAACAATGCATGCGTGTGCTCGGTCATGGATTCAAAGGGCACTATCATCGGCAGACGTTTTAAGAAGCTGCCGGTAGAGCAAGACTCTTTGGAACGTGCCTTGCGGCGCATCAGGAAAGCTCAAAGCAACGGCGCAAAACGCATGCCGAGGCTTTGGGCGAGAGCAAAGGGGGTCAACAAGGACATCGCCGTCAAGACGGCAGGCTTCATCATGACGGTTGCAAACGAGTTCAAGGTCGACGTCATCGTCATGGAACACCTCGATCTCGCCGGGCGCAAACGTGGCTCCAAGCGTCAGCGGCTTCATCACTGGCGTGCCAAGTATGTCCAGCAGATCGTGGAGCACCAGGCACATCGTTGCGGTACCCGCATTCGTCGCGTGTGTGCTTGGAATACATCGAAGCTGGCCTTTGACGGAACCGGTGAGGTTACGAGAGACACGGACAACTACAGCATGTGTACGTTCCAGACGGGGAAGCGCTATTCGTGCGACCTGTCAGCTTCGTACAACATCGGAGCTCGGTACTTCCTCAGGGAGTACGAGAAGTCCATTTCGGCAACGAGATGGCGGCGCATTGCGGCTAAAGTTCCGTCATGCGCTACGAGGATCACACGCACCCTGGACACTCTAATTCGGGTTAACGCGGAGCTGCGCTCCATGTGAGCGCAGATTTCTGAGTTTGCCCGCTATCTGTGCCCAGGCAGTCCTTGCTGGTAAAAGGCAGGGAAGCCCCGTCCAATTAATAATTGGGCGGGGAGGATTCACAAAGGCGCCGCATCACAAGATGCAGCGCCTCGAGGCTTTGGATGGGTGCCGTCCGAACGAATTCCGTGAATCGAGCCAGTGGTAAGAAGGCTTCGTGCTGAACCGTGAAAGTACGAGCGTGGAAGTGAATCGTAAAAGTGCAGTTCTGACCGGCGGCTTCCGGCCGATCCGGCCTGACAGCGGCGGCTCCGCCTTCACGAGGCTTCGCCGGACGGCATGATCGTTAGAGTAGCTCGGTCTCCCAGTTCGCCTGCTGGATGCGGGCGTCGATCGCGTTGATGCGAAGCGCGAGCGCGTCGAGCTCTGCATGGCGGCGGGCGGTGCTGAAGGTCGTCACCGACCTGACCGAGCCGGGACCGCCGTGGCGGTCGTAGGACGGGGCGGCGGCCCGGAGGGCGCTTTGGAGCACGCGCAGGCGTCTCCAGGAGACGTCGCGTTCGGCGATCCAGTCGGCGAGGATGCGGCCCTCGACAACGGTTTCGACGTTGGTGCGGGAGATCCTTGAGACGATCTCGACAAGCGCCGCGGCGGCCTTCTCGAGCATGGCATAGAGCGCGTCAGGTGACTCGTCTGGCTCAAGCCCCTCCTGAACGCGGGCCGAGGCGTGGAGCCTCTCCTCAAGACGCGTGAGGCGCGCCTCGAGCTCCTTGCGGGCGTTGAGTGCTTCGGCAAGCTTCATCATGTTCTCCTCAGCAGAGCTCGGTCGCCCAGTTGGCGGCCTGACTTCTCTGAGAATCAGAGATTTCATAAGAAATCACGCACATCTCATACGCTTGTTCATACATAGTGTAGCTTGCACGGAGAGGGAGGTCAAGGGTAAGATCTCAGCAAATGTTTTGTTATAGGAGGGGCGGCATGCCTTTCGTGTTAGGGCGATCTCATGAATGACATGAGGTCGCCCTAGGGATTGTACCCATCGCTCAAGGATGTTTAATCTACATCAATAAAGTGAGCGTCGGGCTACCATCAAACAAAAGCCTTCGAGGGAATTGAGGCTCCCTTGAAGGCTTATTAAAAATTCAGGTTAGCCCTTGCCATTGGGGAGCTGATCATGTATTGACAGCCTCTTAATTTTGTATAAGGGTTACCCCCAGCCTATGAATTTAATGCGTATAGTATCTTCAGTAGATCCTGAATGTATGTTCGAAAATACTCTGGCAGCATCATCAAAGGAGATACGGTTGGGATTAACTTGCATAGGATTTCCGGTGCAATTACGCGTCCCGCTGGGACCGCTAATTTTAATTACGCGAGGGACTAGCGCCGTTTCGCCCGTTATATCGCACAAAATTGGCCAATTCGAACCCGTGCACGTATAATTTGCAAACTTAAGTGATACTCCCGTCGGCAAGGTAATTACTCGTGGCTCGTAAGACCATATGTCAATCCCAGTATACCCCCAATCGCTGTAGTAGCTAAATGATACGACGGTAGTGAATTCAGGCCATGTGGATAGATCTCGATACCCCTGCCCGGAAAGGGTCATGATCTTTGTGTTAAGCATCTCGCTCCTCCTGCGGAAGGTGAGCTCTGGAAAGCTCAGACTCATAAGCCTGCTTGCAATGGCCTTCCTGCCAGAAGAAAAGTGCGTCGATCAGCCGCATTGGCCAACGACGATCCTTTTTGATTTCCGCGTGGCGGTAGGCCCGAGCACTTAACGTCTCATCAGCCCAACCACCAAGTAAAGTATTGACAAGTTGATCAACAGCTACCATTACTTGGAATCCATTAGGATGTTTCATGCCTTAGGTTCCTCTGTATAAGGCTTAGTCCATAGTTCAGCCATGGCAAGCATTGCCTTGGATAAAGCCTGTTGAAGTTGCGCCTTGGTTACATTCTTCACTGTGTTATCCGCCAACACCCAAACAGTAGACTCAAGCCCTGCAGTCTCAGCTGCTGTGATTGCACGAGCCATACGGGACTGAGCAGCCTCATCACCATCAAACGTCATACCATCAACCACAACTTTGATGGAGGCAACCTGTGCTGCACGTTCACGCTTGGCAATGGCAAGATTCTGTGCTTCCTGTTCTTCAGGCGTCAGCCCTCTTTCAGAGTAGGTCACGCCATACTGCGCCCAGAACTCGACCTTGCCTTCTTCTGGCGCTTCGCCAAAGGACACATGGTCCCTGTTGAAAATGTCCTGACGCACCTGCCATTCAGACTGGTAGGCAACGCCGTTGTACGTCCATGTCTTAATCATTCAATCAGCTCCCAAATTTGGTGAAAGTGGCGACTCCGAAAGTCCCGTACCATGCAAGCGTGACAAGCCCCTTCGCAAGCGTCGGAGCAGAACCGCTCCACGACCAAGAGCTGCCAAGAGTGATCGTGGCAGTTCCCGCAAGCGCCACGACGGTGATCCACGCTTTATTGCTGGAGCCGTTGTTGACCGTGAGCGTGCCGCCACTGGCAAGGCTCATAGCTCGCGCCGACGTGTCTGACACGGTGGTTGCCGCCACAACGGTCTCGTATGTCTTGATCGTTCCCGCGTCACCCGTTCCGGGGATGAGTTGCGGTTTGCCACTCACACCAGTCCACGGGACGGACGCCGCAGAATTTGCCGAATCCGCTGTCGTAGCGCTATTGGCAGTAGTAGCGCTATCGGCCGACGTTGCTCTATCGGCCACGGCAGCAGAAGCCGCCTTAGCCGAGATGCCGAGGTACGTGGAAGCGGCGTCATCTTTGGACAAGTACGTTTGCCCTGCCGCCGCTTGCGTGAGGTACGTCTGCGAAGCGTTGGCCTGCGTCAGATAGGTCTTCCCCGCATCCGTCTTCGACAGATACGTGGCCGAAGCGGTAGACGTCGTCAGGTAGCTTGCGAGCTCAGACGCCATGGCGACACGATACTTTCCGCCCGTGCCGTGGACGATCCACAGCTGATGTGTGTCCTCCGCCCAGATCGGTTGGGCGGGCGTCTCGGCATCCCCGCCATAGGCAGAGATCTTCGCCGCCGTGTCGTAGTTGATCCCAAATGCTGAGTAAGCCATTACGGCAACCTCCCCATAGAAATGCCCTTGCCAGTGAAGTAGGCAGGCTTGCCAGTGATGCCCGCCCACGTCGTCGTGCCTGCGGGGCCCGTTGCGCCCTTTAGACCCGTGAAAGCGAATGCGAATGTCCTTGCCTGAGCGGTCCCGCCCACCGTCACAGTCACCTTAGGCGTGCCCGTTGTGGCGTCCACCGAAGCCGTAGCACCAGTGATAGTGGCGTTGGCACCTGCCGCGCCAGTTGCGCCCCTCTCACCCTGAATGCCCTGGATACCCTGCGGCCCTTGTGCACCCTTAGGGCCGGTAGCGCCGGTCTCACCCTTTGCGCCCGCGTCACCTTTAGGCCCCTGGACCCCCTGAACACCCTGAGGACCCACATCGCCCTTGTCGCCCTTAGGGCCTTTGATGTCGCCGACGTCCTGCCATGCCGAGCCATTCCACGAGTAGAGGTGCGTGCCGACCATGTAGGCGTCGCCCAGCTGACCGACGGGGTGCTGCTCCTGAAGCTCGTCGAGCGTCGGAAAGCTACCCTTGATCGAGAGTGGTGCTCCCGTGTCGCCCTGCGGCCCCCGTGGGCCCTGCACGCCCTGAGGTCCCGTGTCGCCCTTCAGGCCCTGAGGTCCCTGAGCGCCCTGAGGACCCGTGTCGCCCTTCGCTCCCCGAATGCCCTGAGGGCCCTTGAGGCTCGTGAGTTTCGCGCCCACGGTGAAGTTGCCCCCAGAGACCGCAGTGATCGAGAAGACCTCGCCATCGGGGTCGATCACCGTGTCGCCAACCTTCGCATTGGTAGAAGGCGTGAGCGAGGAGATTGCAGCAGTGCCGCTCGCACTCATGTTGGCCGACGTCAGGCGCATGGCGTAGGCCGCCGTCTTTGCAGACTCTGCCGCCGCCTGCGCCGACTTCGCCGCCTCGCTCGCCTTCGTCGTAGCCTCAGTCGCCTTGGTCGTCGCAGTGTTGGCCGCGGTCTCGGCCATGCCCTGCGCCGTCACGGCCGCAGTCTTTGCTGACTCCGCACCGCTCCTGGCCGTATCAGCTCCCGTCTTGGCCGTCTCCGCCGCCTTCTTGGCGTTGGCTGCCGCAGTAGCAGAAGCCGCCGCGGCATCGGCCTGAGCCTTTGCGTTGGCAGTCTGCGTAGCGCCCGCCGTCTCGACCGCCTTAACTTGAGCGGCCCCCGCGGCGTTGACGGCACCGACTTGCGTAGAGCCAGCGGTCTCCACAGCCTTGACCTGCTTCTGACCTTCCGCCGTGACAGCGGCAACCTGCGTGCCGCCCTCCTGCGTGATGGCCGCGACGGCATCCTGACCGGCCTTCTTGACTTCGGCGAGCACTTCGCTCGAAGATCCCGCCGCACCAGACGCAACCTCGGCGTAGTGCTTTGAGCTGTAGAGATCGCCCTCGACAGGCGTGCCCATCTGGGTTGCCCACGCCTTCGCAGTCGTAGCGCTCGAACCTGCGGACGCCGCGGACTGCTCTGCCGATGTCTTCGCGGACTGCGCAGACGCGTTGGCAGACTCTGCACCAACCCGCGCAGCCTCAGCACGAAGAGCATTCTCTGCGCTTGCCTCAACAGAGTTTGCGGCCTTCTCGAGCGTTCCGTCATCGACAGCGCCCGCCACCTTGTCGACAGCAACGATGTGGTCCGCCACAGTCTTGATGTTGCCGCCCTCGGCAGTGCAGTCCTGCGAAGGCTCATCGGTCAGACGCCCTGCGGAGAACTTCACGGGCACGCACTTGCCACCCTGCAGATCGCCCGCGACAGCGCCGATCTTGTCCATGTTGGCGGACACATCCTTCACGTCATCGATGTTCGTCGATACGGTAACGACATGATTCTTCATGCCAGCGACCGCCATAATCTCGCTGGCGATCTCCGCATCGGTGACGACCTGATCCTTGATCGAGGCGACGGTCTTATAGGCCTCGAGGTTCTCGGGCGCAGCCGCCGTACCGATGTCGTCAAGTGCTCCTGCCACTGCCACGGTCTCGTCCTTGATGGACGCCACCGACTTGACGGACTCGACGTTCTGCCCAACGGTCTTGATCGTCTCGATGTTGTCCGCAACGGTCTTGATCTCGGCCTTGAACGGGACGATGGCGGTTGCGGCTTCGGCGTACTCGGCGGTCTTCAGCTCGGACTTCTTCGCTTCTTCGGCGGACTGCTGAGCCGCGTCGGCGTATTTGCGGGCGTCGTTCTGAGCGGACAGAAGCTCTTCGGTCAGGTCCTCGGGCGTCTTGTCCGAAGAAGCAGGCACGCGCAGGGTGCGGCCGACTGCTTCCTTCAACTCCTGGATGAGCGCGATCGCTTTGTCCGCAGAGTCGTTGAGCGTCGTCGGGAGCATACCGTCATGGTTGGTGAGCACCATCTGCTGGTCCGGCGTAATCGCCGACAAGATGGACAGACGCAAGCCCTCCGCCAATGGGGAGGCAAGCGTGACGGTGCCGCCCGCCTTTTCGTCCTGGTTGGCGTTGAGCTTGACAGTGTAGTCGGTGCCGAACTTAAGTGCCTCATCCTGCGCGCTGGCATCAGCGGACTCGGACCGAACCACCTTCACGTCTTCTGATCGGAAGACCTTGAACGCGAAGGTGTACGCGGAGACGAGCCCGGTGCCCACGTACGGCCCTGCTCGGCGTGTGATGTTTTGTACTGACATGGCAAAAATCCTCGCAATGCCTGTACTTTGTCACACGCCTTTTCTCTCATGCACCCACTACTTGGAGTGCCCGGTGAGAAGCGCAAGCGGGTTATCAGTCTCGTCGTTGTAGAGCGCGTTGGCGCCGGAGATCGCGCGGTTGATCGGCGTGACCGGGTACGGCGCCATGGTTCCGCCGAAGCTCACCCACGCCTTCACGTCTGCCTCGGAGACCTCGCCGTTCTCGATGGCGTGCACCGTCGCGTTGTAGGCTCGACCGAAGTCGGTAATCTTGCGAAGACCCGACGGGCCGCGGTAGCCATAGTCAGTGGTGAGATAGGCCAGTTCGCGAACGCCCACGAGAAGACCGAGATTGAAGGAGACCACGCTCGAGCCGGACGCCTTGACGGCCTTCTCAAGCCAATCGTCATCATCCTCCCCGAGTGCGCTACCGATGGCGCTTCGCAAGAACCCTTCGATGACAGGCTGCATGACGAGCACCATCAGGAGAGTGCCCGCACGCTTGAACCCCTTCTCCGTCTTGAAGCTCACGGCGGCAAGGTTGAGCGCCGTGTTGAAGAACGTGTAGAAGACCGTGAAGAGTTTCGACCAAGCGCTCCCTCGCTCAATGGCCGACAAGTCCGCCAAGCTACCGGACCCCTGGGAGTTCTTAACCGCACGGTCCGCGATCAGGACCGCCATCTCCTCGCCGTTCCGCTCCGCCAAGGCCTTCTCATACGCGCCAAGCCAAGTGGGGAGGTCGACCGCCATCTGCATGACGGAGAGCGGCATGTACGCAAGACGCATCATTCTGTCCTTCAGCTCCCCCTGCCCGCCATTGAGCTTCGCCTGCACTTCGGTGAGTTCTCGGAACTGGGTGCGCATGCGGTTGCGCATCATGGTGGATTTCCCCGCCACAGCCTTGTACGCGCCGCCAGTAATGCCGAGGCGGATGAATTCACTCACGCCTCTTCCGGCCCACTTAGGCCCGAGGTAGGCAACGGACTGCGTGAAGCCCACGAGCTGGAGCGCTGCCGTACCGAAGTTCAAACCAACACCGGCAAGAGAGACACCGCGGCGCAACTCGTTCGGGATCATGTCCGAAGGCGAAGTCTGACCGTGGTTCCCGTTGCGGCAGTCCTTCACCCAGTCCTCGAGCGCCTTGAAGTAGCGGGCGCCGTAGTGCTGATGGACGGCCTGCGCGAACGCGCCTTCCTTCTTCAGAAGCTTGCGAGTGCTGTTGACGAACTCAGCCCACGCGATGTAATGGATCTGCTCATCAAGCCCTTCGAACATGGCGCGACTGGTCATGACGAGCGGCTTGTCGAAGTGTTTGGCTCGCGACTTCGACCACCCGTCGGCGACACCGCCTGCGCCCATGAGCGGCTTCAGGTCCTCCATGCCCTGGATCTCGCCCACATCCTTCCCGTGGAGACTGGACTCACGGTCGTACGAGATCGGGTAATATCCGCCCGTCAGGGTGCGAACGCCTTCGGGCGTAATCACGCGGACTGCCGTCGGCTCGACCCAATCCGGCTCGCGCCCCACGATGCGTCTGTACGTTTTGCCTGACGACTCCTTGATGTCGTCGAAAAGCGCCCAGACGGCCTCCGCCGCCTTGTAGTGCTCTTCCGTCAGGTACTCCGCGAAGAACGCCGCCATGAGCTGATCGGCTCTTGCCTGTGCTTCGGCGAGCTTCGCTTCGTAGGACGGATCACTCTTGTCCAAGCCCTCAAAGAACTTGTAGTCGGTGTGGTACGTCATCGTGGAAAGCGCTCGCTGACGATTGCCTTCATTGCCGTAGTTGAGGAGAAGAACGAACACCTCCTGCGTGGTGAACGCGTGGTTGAAGGTTTTGCTCGTCTTGGCCTTCAGGTCGGTCAGAGACTCCTTCAAAGGCCTGAGGATCTTGTCGAGCTTCATGGCGTACTTGGACTTGAGCTCTTCCTCCTTCGTAACGCACTTGTCGGCGGGATAGATGAAGAGCTTGGCGAGGAGTCCTTCCCATCCGCCTTCGAGCGTCGCCACAAGCCTGGCCGCTCTTGCATGCACGAGGCCGAAGCGTTCGACCATCTCTGCGAAGCGCTTCGACATGCCGAGCTGTTCGTGCCACTTCTTCGCGTCGCGGCCGTGCGCGACAGCGGTCTCCTGCACCACCTTGGCAGCGCGCTCTAGCGTGTCCTCGAGAAGCTCGTTGCCCATGACGGTGGAGATATGCTTCTCTCGACGAGCTTGAGCCTCCAGCAACTGGATCGCATCGATGAAGCTGTTCATGCCACCAACAGTCTCAAGCGCAGAGGTGTCGCGGTCCGCGATAGCCCGCGTCATGTTGCTCGTGATTTCGAGCCCATGTTCAAGCTCGTTCTCGAGCTCCTTCACCTTGTCATAGAAGGAGGCGTCCGGATCGTTGACGTGCACGTCCTTCGCGTCCACGAAACCCATGTTCACAAGCGCACGTTGGAGCACTTCGAGAACGCGCGTATCCATGGCGCGATGCGTTGCAACCTTGAACTTCTTGAAGCCGCGCACAGACTTCGAGATGCGCATAAGCGACTGTCGGGCATGTTTGGCCAACGCCGCCTGGTAGAGCTCCTGACGCTTGAACGCCACGGCCTCCGCCACGGCGCCCTTCGCCCACGCCTTGCGCGCGTTTCGGGCGGCACGGTTGGCCGCACGGGCGAACGAAGCGGGCTTGAGGCCGGCGATCTTCATATCCTGCACAACCGAATAGGCGAACGCATCGATGGCCTTGCTTTCGGTACGCGCCTGCCCGTTGAGCGCTTTCTCCATCGCGGCGAGCTCCGTGGAAACCACCTTGATCTTCGCATCGTTGAACGTCGCGGCGTCAGCCATGTCGCGCATGGTCGACTCGTCGGCGAGCTCAGGGGATTCCTCCACCAGGCGCTCGACCGTCAAGGCGTCGATGGCCGCTTCAGGGTCGAGATGGGCAAGAAGGTCATCTACCATTTCGTTCGAGTTGGGGTAACCGAACGCCTGCGCAATGTCCTCGAGTTTCTCGGGCTGACGGAAAGACTGGGGCGAAGCGATGCGGGCTTCATGGAGCTTCTTGATCTGACGCGGCGTATAGCCGACCTGTCTCAGGTCTTCGAAGGCGAGCTTCCATCGGATCTTCTCCCCGTCTTTCTCGTTGCCGTTCACCAGAGAGTTCCACGCGTGGTAGACGCGCGTCTTCTTGAACTCCTCCGAGACCTGCGCACGAATCTCTGCGATGCGCCCCTTGCGCTCCTTCTTCAACTCGCGTACGAGCTTGTTGCGCATGTTCTTGACAACCTTCTGCAGGCGGATGTTGCGAGCGGTGAGCTCGGCCTCGGCCTGCGCGCCGACTGCCTGCTGCGCCTCCTGATAGGCGATCCACTCCTCCGTCGAAAGACCGGACTCGTCCTGTGCCGTAAAGAGGGGCTGCGCCGCCTGTCGCACCATCGACTCCATCACGTCCTCCTTGGCGACGAACATGGCGTCGAACATCGCCTTCACGTCGTCATTGAGCGCGGACCCGGGGACGTTCTCCGCCACGGTGTAGATGTCCTGGAGCCAGCGGCCGTACTCTCGGAAGGCGAGCGTGAGCTTCTGGGACGGCGCTTCACCTTCGAGCATGTACGCCTCGAACGTGCGGGCGAACTTCTCATGCGCCGCGCGCTGATCCTCAGGCTTCATGGCCGCCCACGTCTGCACGTCCTTGACGCCAAGCCAGGCGAGGGTGTCGTTCACGGACTGCACATACGCCTTCATGTCGTCGGGCATGTCCTTGTTCTGCATGACGTCCGCCGCGATCTGCGTGCGCATGTCGAGGAAAAGATGCCCCGTCTCGTGGAGAAGCGTGGAGCGATCGGCGCCGTTCCAGCGGGCGACGATGCGAAGCGACGGAAAGTATTCGCCGTTGACACCGTTCTCTCCGTTGCCCATGACGAACTTGCCGCCGTACTTTTCCCACAGCGCCTTAGGAGACATATTCACCTGACGTGCGATGTTCGCCACCTGCGTCTGGATGAGCGCCTGCAGGTTGCGCGCCTCCTCCTTCGGCACCTTGAGCGCACGGATGCCGTTGCCGACGATACGCCCCACCTCGGAGAGCTCGTCTCGGAACGCTTTGCCCGCCGCCTGCGTCGCCTGCAGCTCGACGGCGCCCTTAACGTCCTTCACCTCCTCAATGGAGAGGGAGCCGCCGACCGACATGAGCTCGAGGACGGACTCGTCCTCCTGCACCATCGCCTTCACCTTGCCGATCGGCACCTTGATCGTCCCGCCCGTGGCGAGCGCCTCCGGCATCTGCTGCGCCACCTCAGGAACACTCGAGAACTTCTTGTCGAGCCCCCGCTGGTGGAAGGAGTTCGCATCGAACTCGATCGCCTCAACGCCCGCTCGTCGCGCCACTTCCTGCTCGTAAGCGGCGGCAGTCTCGGGATCGAGCTCGTCGACAGCCGACTGCGTTTCGCTCAGCTCCTTCATGGCCTCGGCGTTTCGGCGAGCACGCTCTTCTTCGCGGGCAATCGCGGCGCGCGCCTTCATACCCGTGGTGAGGACTTCGACCGGCGCGGTGAACTGTTCGCCCACCACTTCGGCCACGACATCAGCCCACGAGGAGATCTCGCCGTCGGAAAGATACTGCCCCAGCGCTTCGCCTGCGCCGCCCATCGCACCCTGCACAGGCATCTGCAGGGCCATGTTGGCGAACTCGCGCTTGTACGCCGTGTCGAGCATCTGACGCGTGGCGGACTTCGGCACCATGGAGACGCCTGCCAATCCGACCGATGCGGCATCGAAAAGCGCCGTCGCCGCGGCGTGCTTCTCTGCACGGTCAATGGCGTTCTTGAGCATGTCGCGTTTCGTCGGATCAAGGTAGGCCGACGCAATTGACTTCGGATCGGTGAGGTCGATGCCTGCATCCGCCAAGTTCTCGAGTACGCTCGCGTTTTTGTCCATGGAGTAGGAGAGCCCGAACGTGCCCGCCATCTGCGCGGGAATGCCACCCGCCCCTAGGATCGGCAGCGCGAGGAGCGAGGGCGCGTTCTGGGTCAGCGAACCCACGCCCAAATCGGCAAGGACCGTAAGCGGGTCTTTCGCCAGTGCGCTCATCACCCCCGAGAAGGAGTCCTGCGCCATCATCTCCTGCGTCGCCTGGGCGCTGGGGAAGAAAGAAGCGTAGCGTGTGAGACGCGCTGTGCGCTCGGACGCCTTCTCGATCTGCTCCGCGATGCGGGCCTTCATGCCCTCTTTCCCCGCCATGAAAGCGGCGAGCCCCACTTGACCCGTCTCGTCTTCTGCAGTGGCAAAACGGTACGCCACGTCCTTGCCCTGCGCGATCTCGTCTTCGATCTCTTGGATGCGGCGGAGCTCCTTGGAGTACGCCTCCGCATCTGAAGCCGAGCCGAAGAACGAGGTTGCATCGCCAGAGAAGCTGTTCCTGGTGAAGGCGTTGCGAACCGTCCCCCAGATCGAATCCTTCTCGCCCGTATCGGGCGCCATTGACCAGATCAGCTTCTCACGAACGCCCATAGACGACAGGTCATTCTTGACGAGATTGGCGAAGGCGGGCTCGGAGAGCTTCTCCATGAGGGTCGGGGCCTCGGTGTACATCGTCGCCCAATTGACCGCCCGCGCCTTCTCGGCCGCCTCTTCTGCTGGCGTAAGCGTCGGCGTCTCTTCAGGTGTCATGTCGAAGACACGCGCCTTGCGAAGCCGCACAGCCGCCTGCTCAGGCGTCTCAGGGTCCATGAGCGCCTGCTCGTAGTCGGTCTGAGCCTGCGCCGCACCATCCTGCGCAATCATGCGCTCAATGAAATCCATCAGTTACCTCCGTCGTCAAAACCGTACATATACGTCGTCTGGTGCCCGAGCCAAGATGGGCCCGTACTGCCTTCACCGACCTGACCGCCGGCGCGCGCCATGAGGTAGTAGCGCAGACGGGCGACCTGCGGCATCGGGCTGTTACCGTGCTTCGCCTTCCATGCAGTGTCGATCTTCTTCATCAAAGGCTCGTCGAAACTCACGCTCGGCGGGATCATCACGCGGAGCCGCTGATCCCCGAGCATGATCTTGGTGAGGACGTACTGCATCTCCTGCTTCGTCGGCTTGCGATCCTGGCCGATCTGTTTGAGCCAATGCTCAGCCGTCTGCTCGACGACCTTGTAGGCATCCGTCATGCCGTGGTTCGGCAAATCGTCCATTGTGAGCATGCTAGCCACCTTGTTCGTCGAGCCGAGCAGTTCGGAGACGGGCGTGATCTCGCGCATTGCGAGATTGATCCGCTGCCCCACTTCGATCTCGTTGAGCTTCTTGCCCATCTCTTGCCCTTGCAGGCTCAGGACTTCCTGCATCTGCGCCAAGTAGGCATTGGCAACGTCCGGCGACTCTTCCCTCAGCTTCACGTACTCGGGGTTTCGCTTAAGCGCACGTTCAATCGTCTCACTGCTAATGACGAACGGGTCCTGTACCACGCCCATCGCGGCAAGGCGCTTGCGTGCCGCCTCATCGTCGGCCGCGTAAGTCGAGCCCTGCTTGAGGCTGAAATACCTCGTCAGGATGCGCTGACGATCCTTTCCGTTGAGCTGGTTCAGGTAGAGCGTCAGCTCGTCCTCAGACATGGACACGAGGAAACGGTCATCGCTCAGCTTGCCAAGCGCGCGCGGATCAGAAGCGAACGTATCGCTCTGGTAATGCGCGGCTAGCTTCTGCACCCCGGCGGCCTCGTTCACGTCAAGCCGCGCCACCAGCTCCTGCGGGACCTGCGACAGATCGCCATGCGTCTTAAAAAGGACGTTCGAGATCTGCGCCTTGACGTTGTTCTGCTCCTGCACGTACGACTGCTTCTTCTGGTCGACCAGCGCAGCCGCCTTCGTCACGAGCTCGTCACAGTAGAGCGGATCCGCGGCGGCACGCGGGTCCGTCCGACGAAGGTCTTCTCGGATCTGGTCAGGCGTCGGCCAAGTCTTCGCCGCGGCCGCATACTGCGGCGAGAACGCGGAGACGCGGGAACCCGTCGCCTCGTCGACAATCTCCTTCTCACGTCGCATGTTCGCCACAGCGCTCTTGAGCGTCGACTGCGCCTTCTCGGGCAGATAGTCCGTCCACACGCCGCCCTTCTCCTGCGCCTGCTTCTCAGCCTCGCGCACGGTCTCCTTGGAGGTGATGTACCCCGCCATCGCCATGTGCTCGTCGGCGAACTCGGTGAGCATATCGTTGTAGCGGGCTACGCCCAGCATGTCGTTGTAGTTGCGATCGGTCTTGAACGCTTCAGGATCCCAGGGCTGATTGGCCGCCTTGGCCGCCTCCATGCCCTGCTCAACGGTGAGCTGAGACGCGCCGTGCTTCCACTCGGCGGGAGCCCCTTCCTTCGTGGTGACAGACTGGTGCCCGCCGTCGGACGTAATGGCTGTAAGTGCATCGTACCCCCTGGCAGTCTTCACGAAATCCTGCGTCACAACACCTCGCAGCACAGCTTCGCTAAGACCTCCTCGGAGCACCTCCCCGTTGCCGCCCAAGCCCGCGGCATATCGCTCGATCTTCAAACGATCCTCGTGCGCCTGCACGATCGGGTTGATGCGCTGACGAGCACGTGCGACGTCGGAGCCAAGCATCTCCTTCGAATGCGCACGAAGAAGCCCGAGCGCCTGATATGCCACGGCAGGGTTTCGATCGGAGCCTGCCAGGAGCGAGTCAATGCCGTTCATGTACATGGACGACATGTTCTTCTTGATGTAGAGCGCCTTGTTCTCGGCCGTCCAGCCCATGAACTCGGCGAGCTTATCCGCGGACTCATGGATCGCATGAGCGCTCTGCGCAAGCATGTCAGGCTTGCCGGCATACGCTGCGCCCGACTCCACGGCCTGCGCAATCGCGCCTTCGTGCGCCGCCTTCTTCTGGGCAACCGCCTGCTGATAGACGTGCTGAGAGACGCCGGAGTAGGACGCGGTGTAGATCGCCTGTGCCTTCTCGCCGAACATCTTCTGCTGACGCGCGGTGAGCCCGGAGGCGAGCTCCTGGCCGTAGTCCTGAAGCCCCGAGTCCATCCGCTCGACAAGGCCTTTTCCGTCGAGGTCCGGCTCAAGCGCGTTGGCGCCCAGTTGGCTCGCCCAGCCGCCTTCGCCCGACTCCATGTCGATCGCTTTGCGACGAAGCTCCGTGAGCGCCTCCGTCACGCGGGCGTCATCCTGTTCCGCGAGGAACTTCGAGTACCAGTCATCGAGCTTGGCGGACGCCTTCGCCAACGGCTTCTGCACGTCCATCTCGGGAACTTTCGGAATCTCGGTTGACATCGGTCGATAGCCGAGGAGGCTCGGCATGACCTGTGGCCCGCCGTAGTTGGGAACTTGTGCCATTAGGATGCTCCAAAGTATCGGTACCAACGGTCGGCCGCCGTAAAGCCTCCGTCAATGACGCTGGAAAAACCCTCGGACTGCTTTGCCGCCTTGGCGTAGCCGGCCATGCCAGAGTAGATGCCGCCCTGCGCGCTCGCCTGAAGGGCCTGCTGTTTGAAGCCCCAGGCGGCGGAGAGCGCGTTCATCTCGGCGGTCTTCTTGTCCATCTCCTTCATGATGTCGGTGGACGCAGTGACCTCTGCAGTCGAGCCTTCGCCCAACACCACGCCGCTCGACGCGAACGCCGTGCGCTGTTTGGCTTTGATCTGGCCCGCGCGGTAGGTAAGCTGTGCGACGGCGGCTTCGCCTTGACGCATCGCAGACTCGGCGGAGAGCTGCGCCATCTGACGGTTCTGCTCGGAGATCTCGGCCTGCTTGTTCATCACGTAGTCGAGCGTCTTGCCGCCCTTCCACGCGGAGTACATGCCGCCGATCGCCTGCCCGATGGCAAGACCGATAGATGCACCGCCCATCACCTGATTAAAACCGCCCGCCGACGAAGCTGTATCTGGAGCGGTCAATACGTTCTGCGTGCCAGCGGGCCCTTGGAACGTGAGTGGATCCGTTCCAAAGTTAACGCCGCCCAAAAGGTTGTCGAGGTCATATGTGACCCCTTGAAGTGTAAGCGCCATAAGAAAAAAGCCCTCATAGTTGAGGGCTAGGTTATCGGGTTGAAGGGACCTCATGCACCCATTACTTCGCGAGATCCCAACAGAGACTAACGATCGTGAGCGGCAGAGGATCTTTCTGACGAACGCAGATCTGCCCAGAGTCGTTCCACTGCGAGATTGTGGCGACGGAGATTTCCTTGTCCATCAATGCCGGCGGGGACCCGTACGGCTCATCGGTTCTCTGCTTGTACTCGACAAGATTGTCAAAGTCAGGGCCAACAAAGACACCGGAAGACTTGTGCACACGCAGGAACACATCGTTCACGTTCTTCATGTGCCCCATCCCGACCGAGCCATCCGCCAGCTGTACCGCCACCGGGAGCGTCTGCAGGTCGGCCGTGATCGGCAGGCCCACGATGACGTGACGCGCCGATTGGGTGAGCGTGACTTTCCCGTCCTCCACTACGCGCTGAGGGAGCACACAACCGTCGGCAAGGATGTTGACCGTCTCGCCTTCGAGCCAGGTGAGCCCCTTCACCTCAGTCGTCCGGTCTCCGATGTACTCCCCGCCGCAGTCCACGCACCATGCGTCTTCCAACGCCGAGAACTTACGCTCGTGCATGCGCTCGACGTAGCGGACAACCTCTCCCTTGACTGTTCGACGGATGATGAGATAAACGATGTCCTCATCCCCCTCAGGGACGACCGTCACAGACTCGACCGCGCCGTTCACCGTCGTGTGCTTGTGCCAGCCGCCAATCGCCTGTTCAGGCAAGTAGGTAAATCCCAGGAGGCTGCCGTCGGCCATCGCCGCCCACACGATCGGATCCGGCGACTTCGCCAACGCCATGTCGACGATCTGCGAGTCTTCGAAGAAGTGCGCGGATCGGATCGACAAATCGCCTGTAGTGAAACCCGACGACTGCCAGTTGTACCCGAGCTCACGCACGTGCCCGCCACGGGCGGCAGCGTAAACGACCGTGGAGTTGACCACCACAGGCATGACGTTCGACGCGCCTATCTGCGCCTGCACTTCCGATCGAATCGCATCAGGCGCCATCGGGGCGGAGCCGCCCGAGTAGACTCGATACTCCGTCGTATTCGTCATCGCAAGCATCTGCTGGAGCGGCGTCAGATGCAGGATGCGCGACGCCTCCTGCGCCGCGATGGCGAAACGCAAGCGGTTGTCGTCCTGCGAGGGGAGCGTGTGACTCATGTCTGACTCGGTACCGGAGCGCGTCATCCACACCATCTGAGGACGCGTCGGCGTTCCCGCGAAGCATCGGCGCTGTTCGTAGTAGCAGACCGCGCCGGGGTAGTCGCCCGCCTTACCTACGTTGGCGGTGAGCGAAGCGCCACTGCCCACCGTAGAAACAACCGTCAACTTCGGAGACGTGTAGCTTTGCCCGCCGGACCGCACGGCTACCTTCTCGATACGCCCGTCCTTCACAACCGGCACGAGCTCCGCGCCCCAACCTGTCGAGTCCTTGACGTCGATACGAAGAGACGACTGCTCGACATCGAGGGCAACCGTAGCACGTCGGCCGAAATAGTCAGTCCACGAGCCAACCCATGTATGGTCCGTCCACGTAATTTCAACACGCGGGAGAGAGTAACCTTGGCCTACGTTTGTGACCTTGATGCCGGTGACGGTGGTCGTGACCATGTCGTCGTAGGAAGGGCCGTTGTCACCGCTGCCGTCAATTTGCTCTTTCCAAACACGGCGAGAGGTGACCAGCTCCACAGTTGCCCCTGTGCCCTCACCGTTCTCGTCGTATACTCGTACGGAAAAAGGACTCTTTTCGCTACCGGAGTCCGCCACGCGGCGGGTGCCGGCGATCTCCCCTTTGCTCGGCGATGAGAGAATGCGCCAATTGTCCGCAGTGATGCCTCTGCGGTCGTAGACATAACCGCTACCGCCGTTGTTGACCGTGACAGACGTAATGCCCTTGCTCATAAAGAAAGGGTCGTCGTAGATAGGCGGCGTGATGCCCTCGTCAGGCGAGTAGTTGTCGTCGATGAACGACGTTTCGGTCGTCTCGCCGATAAAGCAGTACAAGCCCTTGAAATTCTTGTAGACGCGATATCGCTCCGCGTCTGCCACAGTGCCCCACGTGATCGTACAGGTGGCGTTGTTGAGGTACAGGTTCCCCTTCGTCTCGCCAACGGGACTTGCAGGGCTCTCCTGCTCGCTTCCCGTCTCAGTCTCCTTTACTGCCGTCACACGGTACTTCAACGTGTAGCGTGTCTTCTCACCTTCCGTGATCGTCTGACCGCTACTCGCCACCACTTTGTACTCAACACTTGGCGCTCCTGGGGCGGGTAGCGGTGCGCCGAACTGAACGTCGACGAGACGCCAGTCGGTCGCACCATAGCGGCGCAACTCCTTCGGCGGGTAGTTCGGATGCACGAGCGTCATGATGTCCATCGACTGGACATAGTGGATGTCAAACACGTCGTCCGAGCTGTACGGCGTCTCGATCTCGTAGGGCTGCCCGTCTTCGCCCAGGAGGGTTTTGCCCGACGTGTGAAAGCGCGCGTACTTGTCGCCAAGCTCGATGGCAAGCGTCTGATCGGACGAGAACGTGAACGGGATGAGGCGACACTTCTTCGTCGGATACTTCGTCGTGTTCACGTACGCCGTACCCGGTCGAACCGTCGCGGGGCCCTGCGGAAGCACGAGGAAGTTGCGGCACTTCGCCAAACCCTGCTGGTACTTCTGATCGTCAAATCGCCCGTACATGGCGGGGGAGAGCTCGCCCGCCGAAAAAGACATTTGTACTTTACGAATACCCATGCCTACCTCCTTACGATCCACGAGGGTGTGAAGCAGACCTGCTTGCGCTGCTGATTCGCGTCACGCGTCTTCGCCGTCGAGAGCGCCACTTGGAACTGTTTCGAAAGCAAGCTCGATAGTTTCTGCCCCTCTTCGCCCTTGACACGAGAGCCCGCAATCTCCATCGCGAGGTAGTACGCGAACGCCGTCACAAAGGTTGGCGAGAAGTAGCCCTCCGAGACCTCCGACGTCACGTAGGTCGCCACGGGGTTTTCCGCGTTCGTGTAGAGCTTCCCGCCCATCACTTCGAAGTTCGCGTCGTTGGGCTCCATGAACCACACCGGGTTATCCGTCCACCAGCTCGGCATCTCCTGCTTCGAGTGCGGGCGGACGCGGATGACGCGCATGCAGTCGGACGGCACCTCGTAGACGCCTCTCCACCCCGCCGTCTCCTCCGAGCTCAACTTGGCGAGGAGCTGGCGCTTCGTCGCGAACGACCAGTCGTGCATCTCGAGCATCGCCGACTTCGCGATCGGGTAGTAGATCGCGCACATCTTCGCCTGGGCCGGGCTTTCAGGCGGGTCAATCGATGCAATGCTCCCGGTGTCACCCAGGAAAGACAACGCCAAATTACAAATCTCTACAGCACTTGCCATGAGAACCTCCTACAAAAAGAGGCGCCGAAGCGCCCCTTTGTCATCACCTCTTCACGGAGGATCAAGCCGTCTTGATGGACGGGGCCTGTTCAAAGCCCGCGTTGTCCTGGAAGCCCGACGTGATGAAGCCGTGAACCGTACCCCCCGAAACAGCGCCGGCAAAGTTCGCCTGCATGTAGCGCTTGTGATGGTACGGGATCGGGATCACGATCTGGGTGCCCGCCTTCGGGGCGGCAAGCGTCACCGCCGTGGACACGTCGGCAAAGCCGCTCGTCTCCGTGTCGGAGTCCTGCAGCGAGATCGTGAGGTTGCCCGTCACGTCGGCCTTCACCGTGAAAACGGCCACGAGGTCGCCGTAGGCATAGCCCGTGGTCGGCTTGGGCTGACCGAAGTCAAGACGGAAGTCGGAGGCGGCCGCGGCGGAAAGCTTCTGGCCCTCGTCCTTCGTGAACATCATCAGATAGTCAACAATCATTGTCTTCTCCTTACTTGACCTGAGCTTCCTTGAACTCAAGCACGTCGACGCGACGGAACGGAATGCCGTCAAAGCTCAGCACGCGGCGGCCGCCGACATCGGCCAGATTCAGCTGGACGTTGCGGGAGTTGGCCTGCTGCAGACGCAGATACGTTTCGATCGTGCGGTTCGTGTAGAAGGCAAAGCGGGCGCCAGAGAGACTCGGCACCTTCGCCACGGCCTTCACGAGAAGCTCGTAGAGGTTGTGGCCCGTGGCGCTGTTCTCATCCGGCGGAACGGACTTGAGAAGGCTTTCCTTGATGTTCGCAATACGTACGACATAGCGCCAGTCGCGAACAGAGAGACCAACGTCCCAACCGAAGTGCGTCTTGAGGACGCGGTACTCGCCGCCATCCGGATCAAGCGCGGCTTCTTCGCCGATGTCTTCCTTGGAGAGACCCGCCTTGGAGTTTTCGGGGTAAAGGCCGTGGACCGTGTTCGGGCCCCAACCGACGAGCCAGATGGAGGTGAGGTCGGCGCCCGTACCGCCGGCGTCGATGACGTTGACGGCGCACGGAGCCTTCTTCGGATCCTTCGTGTTGAAACGCGGGGCAAGGCCCATGATCTGCTCGGGATCCTTGGAGGAGTCGCCGTAGATCAGAGCACGCTGAAGCGTCTGGGACATGGCTTCGATGAACGGGCGTTCTTCGGAAGCGCGCCAAGATTCCTTCATGCCGTTGATTTCGGCGAGCTTCTTGTCAACCGTGGCAAAGGCTTCAAGCATGCCGCAGGTGTCCGTGATCTGGGCGACCGTGGACTTGGACTGCTTCACACCGTAGTTGAGCTTGCGCCACGTGACGGTCGGAAGACCCGTACGAACAGTCGTGCGGTGAGAGAACTTGTTGTTCGCCTCCACCCACGTGATGTCGTCCATCATCTCATTGGTTTCGTTGAGTACTTCAACGATGTCAGCGAGCTCGCCATTCGGATCCAGACGATCCATCATGTCGGCGAGCGTCGGATTGCGATTCGGCTTAGTAGTCGTAGCCATTCCTTATCTCCTTAGACATCAACCACCATGTTGGACTTCGGGTAGCGGCGTCGAGCGCCCGCCGGAGCGGAAGCGCTTCCCGTCACACCGTGATCCTGCTGCATGGCCTTGCCGATGCGATAAAACACACGGACCACCTCGGGGTGCGCCCCAAGGCCGGATCCTCTCAAAAGCGCCGTAAATTCAGGAGTCGCAAACTGCTTGAGGGCTTGGTTCGCGACACCGACATTAGCCTTGAAATTGGCGCCGCCGATTTCAGGGTCCTTCTCAGAAAGCGAAGCCCACTCTTGCGACTTCGCCTTCAAGTCGTCCACCAGATACTGACGCGCCGTGGGGACCATGGCGGCAAGCATCTTCTGGGCATTCTCCTGCGAGAGCCCGAGCTCCTTCGCCGTAGCGGCAAAGCCCTGCACTTGCTCTTCGGAGAATTGCTGGCCGTCAATGTCGAACGGCTCGTAGGCCTCAGGGGCCGTCGGAGCGGCTCCCGGCTCACCTTTGCCCTCATCCTTTCCGCCGTCCAGCAGGGACTGCATCCCTTCCTGCGGTTCTGTAGCGCCCGTTGCCGGATCGGTAGCCGCCGGAGCCGGATCGGTAGGGTTTCCCTCGCCACCTGCGGGCGTTGCGGGATTGGCCGGCTCAGTCGTATCGACAGGGTCAACGGTGGTTCCGTCTTCAGCCATTCTTGTTCTCCTTCATCATCTTGGAATACTGGTCGGGGCAAACCCGATCAATCTGCGCCATCAGGCGGTAGCCGATGTCCTTTCGGCCTTCGGCATGCGCCATCGCGATCGGCATGTAGGACGCCCGCATCGGCGCCTCCTCGAAAGTCGTTCGGAAGACGCCCGACTTCGTGAGAAGCCAGTGCATCAGCCTGCGGCCCCGCACATCCCGCATGAGCCACTTGAAGTCGGACTCAAAATCGTCCGAGGATTCGTAGGGCAGTTTCTGTTCAGTCATAAAACGCCCGCCACTTTTAGCGAAACCAGTGAAGAGATAACGCCGACAAGAATCGGAACCGCAACGCTCTTGAAGGCGTCCCACCACCAAGTTTTGCGTTCCTTCTCTATTCGGCGACGTTCGTCCTCCCGAATCATCTGTCTGTCGTGTTCTTCAACCATTGTTCTTATCTCTTCTAACCGCTTCTCAAACGAGGTATACTTGTCCATAGATCTTCATAGGTCCTCATCGCTAGACGTTGAGAGTCTTAGAAAGCCGTTCGGATTCCGCCCCGAGCGGCTTTCGCTTTATGTGTTGAAGCTACTTTGACACGCTGTTTTGCTCTCATGCACCCATTGGATCAATAGCCCGCGAACTGCCCCATGATCTGCTCGGGGGAGGCCGACTGAAGGTCTCCCTGAAGCGGGGACATCGGTGACGCGGGGACCGCGGCTTGAGCCGCTCCAAGATCCTTCGCGACAGAGGCCATCTCCTTGGCCTGCTCCATCTGCATCATCTTCGCCTGCTGCTCGGCTCTCTGCTGGCGGATGAGCGCCACCTGCTTGCCAGGCACGATCAACTGGGGGTCAAGCCCCAGCACGTCGGAGTAGTAATCCGCCCAGTAGTCCGCATCGAACTTGTCGGCGAGATCGGGCTTGATTGCCACGAGCCTGCCGAGGTTCTGCGTGAAGCGGTCAACCGCGTTGGTTGCCACGGCCCTCTGGGCCTGCGCAAGGATCGAGACAAACTCGACGTTCAAGTCGATGCCTTGAAGCTCCTGCGGCACGGGCGGGAGCATGCCGACCTGCACCATGCGGTCGAACGTCATGGCGATCAGTCGGTCGTTCATCTCCGCGTTGAGGCGCTCGAGGACGGGGCCAAGCATCAGCATCTTCTCTTCGTGGCGCTCGGCAATCTCCGTCGCCGTCGCACGGGCCGTCGTAGGCATGCCCGTAATCATCAGGAAGATGTCCTTGTAGAACGCTTCATCAATGCGCCGTCGCACGTCCTGAATGTCCATCAGAAGCGCGTCGAGACGCAGGTTGACTTCGTAGGCAGACCGCACCCCCTGCACCTGCGCTACGTTGTCCGCCCAAACGATCCCGCCCGGAACCAGGTTCGCTTCCTGATTGCGCATGTCGGCCGACATGATGACCGCGGGATCGGCCTGCTGAGCAATGGCCTTGGACTTGTGAAGCTGCTGCTGTTGAAGCTGGCGAAGGTCGCCGAGCGCTTCCATGCCCGGCCCCGTCCCGTAGATGTCGCCGCCCGTCACATTCCAACGAGCTGCGAGAACAGGAAATTGTCGGAAGCCCGACTCGCGAAGGATCGAATCGCCTTTCCCGTTCTTCTCAAAGTAAACGGAACGATAGGGCATGTTCTTCGCGTCACGCTTCTGCGGATCGCGAAAATTGCGGGGCTCAATGGCGTTGACCACCTCGATCCATTCATCGTAGTTCCCGCGGTCATAGAGCCGCCTGACGTTGGGCGACACCTTGTCGTAGCCGAACTCCCCGACGAGCGCGGAGACCGTCATGCGAAACTCTCGGTAGCACGTGTTGACGTCGCCTCGAGCATCGGTCGCCAGAGCGAACTCGCCGATGGTGAGCGGCATGCAATGGATGATGGAGTCGTAGTCGTCGAGCACGATCACAGACGTCGTGCCGAAAGCACCGAGCTCCTCGTACGCCATCTGCAAGGCGCGGTAGACATTCGACTGGTTGAAGACCATCTGCATGAGGGTCGTCACCTGCGTCATCCACTTCTTGACTTCGTAGTTCTCGTCCAACTGCGGGTTCTTCGTCGTGAGACGGAACCACGGACGAGCCGGGCTCGTCATGCCCGCCATCATGCCGCCCGACAAGGTGCGAAGCGCTCGCGTGCCTGAGTTGTCCAGGATGGCGCGGTGGCGCTTGTCCCCCTTGTTGTTGTCGGAGACGAGGAAGCGCCCCGCGCGAGGCAGAAGTACTTCCGAGATTTCCTGCCAGTGCGGCATCCAAGAGGAGCGCTCAGACTTCAGCGCCTCCCAGCGCTTGCCGCACTGTTTGCGAAGACTGTCCGCCATGATTAGCCTCCCAGAAGAGAGGAGCCGCCGCCAAGCAGAAGATCATTCTTGCCGACGCCGCCCGGACCCGTAATCATCGTGGCACTTCCGCCGCCTTGATTCTGGCCCATGATGCCGCTAATGTCGACCTCGTTCTGGTTGGCCTTGTTGAACTCCATCTCCTGCTGCTTCTTCGCCTCGGCGGCCGCCTTGGCCTGCTGATCGGCGGCGCGGCGCTGCGCCTTGTCCTGCTTGTTGGCGCTGTACATGGAGGCGCCGATGGACGCCGCGGTTACGCCAACGGCAACTGCTACTCCTGACATAAGAGATTCTCCTTTCGAGTTAAGAGCCGATCGGGCTCATCAGTAAATTCGTTTTCTGCCTCCTCCACAGTCTTCGCATCCGTCGCGAAGCACATGGTGAAGGACGAGTTTTCGAGGGCATAGACAGCGGCTCTTCGCCCCGCCATGCCGTCGAGGATATGGACGCCGCGAAGCTCCTTCGTGACGCCCCCATCCGTGATTCTGAAGTGCCCGCAGCAGATCAACTGCGTCGGTACCTTGACTGTGAGCCCCACGACCGCCGCGCCTTTCGGGACGTAGACCGTGCGGGAATACATACCCGCATGAAGGTGGTGCTCCGTCTCGATGTGGATCGGCGGGAACTCCGCCTCAAGCGCCTGCCCGAGGGCTTCCACAGCCGCGGCTCGTGTCGCAAGATCATTCATCGCACTTGCACCAGTAGCAGTTGTGCGTGTGCGTCATGCCGAGACGATCGCACAGCTTGTCGAACGCCGACCCCGGCGGCGCCATGAAGGTGAAGCCTGGAGCGCCTTCCTTCGCGGCAACCGCCTTGGCGCACCCGAGAAGATCAAGCCCCGTACGCCCACGGCGCCATGCCTTGCGGAGGTAGAAGGCATCAACGCCGACGAGAGGAAACGGGTAGTGCTGGGACTGCGTGACGAGAAGCGCGGCCGCGCCAACAAGGCGCCCGTCGTCAAGCACGGCCACGCAGCGGAGCTGACCGCCCTTGTCGAGCGCGGCATAGCGGGACACCTGCGCCTCGGCCGCACCAATGGCAGGGTTGGCCGTCTCGTTGATGTACTCCGTCACCCAGTCCGCCCAGCCGTCCAGATCGTAAAGTTCACCGAACGACAGCTCCTGATACGTAATCATTGCCCCCTCCACTGCTTGAACCAGCGGCGGCTGTTCCGAATCTCCTGACGCTTCGCAGAACCACAGCGCAGATAGTCGTAAAGGTCTATGACGCGCGCGGCAACCCATGTGGCGAGTAAAACGCCCACAAGTGCCAACAGAACCTGCACGTGCGCAGGTAGGTCAGAAAAAGCCATCATTGCTATGCTCAACACCAATTCGTCAGGTAAAATCAACCCTAAGACATTCATAAGCCCGTTCCTTATGAGAATCCTAGAAAGCCGTCAGAATCTTCACCTTCTGGCGGCTTTCGTTTTTCTAGGGTCAATCAAACCACGCGAGCTTAGTCTCATGCACCCATTACTTCAGACAGGCGAAGGGGTCGTAGTCCCGCCTCCCCGATCTGCGGTTGCGGTACTCGAGCTCCGCGAACGGGATGTACTCCTCGATCCTGTATGCGAAGGTAAGCGCAAGCGCGTCTGCGCTGTCTGGAGACGGCATGCCGCGCTTCTTCATGTCCTTCTTCGACTCGAGCTTGATCTGCCCGCCAGGCAGGATGTCGTACTCGGGCGCCGTCAAGTCGTCGATCAGGCCCTGATCGTTCGGGATCGTCCCGCCGTCCATCAGCCAGAGCTTCATCCTCCCCCACATCTCTTCACGGAGACGGGCGTACGTCTTCGGATCGTCCGCACCCGCACCGAACTGGATGCCGCGCACGGGGTACCCGTCGTCGCGAAGCTGGTCCTTCGGACCGCCGCCAACACCGCCCTCGTCCACGTTGATGTAGATGCGGTCTCTCGGGAACCCGAGCGCCCTCACTTCGTCGAAGTGCTGCTTCACCTTGGCCACGAGTTGCGTTGTGGAGAGCCCCTTGAAGCGCTTGATCGGGAGCCAACCCCTGCCGATGCGCGTGTAGATCACGCTGTCGTCATCACCGAAGCGCGCCACGTCCACGCCGATGATCGCGCACGTCGCCCCGTTGTGCGGCATGTCTCGCATCGCCGCCTCCATCACAAGGCCCGACGGGATGAACTGCTTGTCGGACTGACTCGGGAACTCACCCTTCACACGCACCTTGAAGAAGTCCGAGTCCTCGCCATACTCCTTGCGCCACTCCTCCATCTGCTCCTTGTTCGTGATGAACACACTTCGGCTGTCAATCTGACGAGTGCTCCAGACGTTCTTGCGCTTCCCGAAGCATTCGCGGAAACGCCCTGTGTTTCTCGTCGGATTGCCGAACACGAACATCATCGGCTCACCGTCGGTCAGACCGCCTTCCGCCACTTCCCAAATCACGTCGGGGACGGCTGAGGCCTCATCCATTACATAAAAGGACGTAGAGGACGCAGAATGCTGGCCCGCAAACGATTCGGAGTTTTCTTCCTTACACGTCTGCGCGTCGACGCGCCACGACTCAGGAGCTTCCTTCGCTTCGATGGACTCCGCCTTGATCTCGAACATGTCGGCGACAATGGATCGGCGCAGCCATTTCGAGATTTCCGCGAAGGTCTTCGTCTTCAACTGCGCCGCAGTGTTCGCCGTCACTACGCCCTTACAGTTCGGACGAGTGGCGAGGATCCAGATCACGAGGCAGGCTGTCAAAAATGATTTCGTTTTATCCCCTGTCGCCAGAGGCACTGACTATCTCTTACCCGCATTGCGGGGAGTCCCGTTTCGAGCTGAGGTTAATTCAGCCCTACTTCCCTTCCGAGGAATAGTCGATACAGGTTCCCGATCGTTCGGGCTTCCCACGGGATTACCTCAGAGAGGCTTCCCCGTTAGCACCTTTCGGTACCCCGCAGAACCACTGCGGAAAAGGACTCAGACGGCTCATCACATATCCGAACCGATGCCGTGGCCTGACGCAACGGCAAGACGTATGGGCTTGACGGCATGGATCCCGTCGAAACCGTTTGCGCGCACCTGCTGCCCGATCTCGTCCAAGACCTCACACGCCCACTTGTCCGGCCCGAACTTGCTCCCCGGGTACTTCGAAGCCCAAGGCTCGGGAAGCGGTACGATCGACAGCTCGGGCGACTCGCCCCACGGGAACGCCCAAAGCACGAAGCGCAGAGGGTCGTCGTACCCTCGCGCCAGCTCTTCGGCAATGTCGTCTGACAGTTCATTCATAGAAAATTGTCCTCATGGAAAAAGACCCCCGACTTCGGAAAGGAAGCCGAGGGCCGGTTGGTTAGGGAATGTCTTCGAAGTCGTCTTGAGCGGGCTGGTCTAGGTCGACGGCACTCTTCAGTCGAATGCCAACTGCCAGGGTTTTGCCGTGACTCTTGCGAAATCGAAACGACGCCCCCCTCCTGGTAAGGAGTTTCTTCAGCCGCTCGGTCAACGTCCTAGGCCGCGCATCGGACGTCGGCTCGTTCATGCTCTCAAGCCATTGGCAATAGCTCTCGAACAACTCTTTCGTCGACGGATCGTTCTCCTTTTCCGGGCGCCCGATCTCGCACCGCTCATCGAACCACTGGGTGACAAGATCGTGCGAGTCGACATAGGCGTTCGACGCGTCCTGCACCGACTTCGGCACGGCCAGGCCCTCCTTCAGCTCGCCCTCTCGTCCCTCTAGAAGCCAATTGAAAATGCCCGAGCGCTCCGCCTTAAGCACCCGCGACAGCCCCTTGATGCGCATGGCGCGGTACTTGGGATCGTTCTCGAAGTCGTGCGGGAAGTCGATCAGACGAATGCGGCGGCGCAGAGAGCGTCAGAAATTTTGTGTCCATGGGATAATCGGAGCCCGCCAATCGGGTGCATCCAATGAACACGAATACCAAACGCAATTCTCGTAAGAAGTCCACCAACCCCCTCGATAACCATATCGACCAGTACGTTTCCGAGCTTCGAGCATCGGGCCGCCCGCTGGGCCCCGAAGCCTTCTCCGAGGCCGTCCGTACCTTCTCCCAACGCTTCGTCGAAGCCATGCTGCAGGGAGAAATGGATGCCCATCTCACAGGCTGTCAGCCCACTGAAACGCCTCCTGAAGAGGTCGCCGCTGACGAGCTTCCCCAGCTTTCCAACAAGCGCAACGGCTTTAGCCACAAGACCCTGAAGACCGAGTTTGGTCCTCTGCCGCTGAGCGTTCCGCGCGACCGACAGAACACTTTCGACCCGATCATCGTGCCCAAGCACAGCCGCTCGTTCGGCAAGATGGACGAGCAGATCATCGCCATGTACGCCAGGGGCATGAGCACCCGTGACATCCAGGCCTTCATCGACAACCTCTACGGGGTGGACATCAGCCCCGACTACGTCAGCAAGGTTACTGACAGAGTGCTTGAGGACGTCCGGGAGTGGCAGAATCGCCCGCTCGCAAGTGTGTATCCCGTCGCTTTCTTCGACGCCCTTCGAGTCAAAATCCGCAGCGGCGCAGCCGTAAAGAACATGGCTGTTCATCTCGGGATTGGTGTTCGCACGGACGGTACGCGTGAGGTTCTGGGCATGTGGATCGCCGAGAACGAGGGCGCAAGCTTCTGGGCGAGCGTGTTCAACGGGCTCAAGGCCCGAGGCGTGGAGGACATCCTCATCGCCGTTACGGACGGCCTGAAGGGCATGACGGAGGCTCTTGAAACCGTGTATCCGCAGACCCTCCACCAGACCTGCATCGTCCACCTTATCCGCGCATCCACCTCATTCGTCTCTCAGAAGGACAGGGCGGCCGTATGCAAGGAGCTGAAGCCCATCTACCAGGCAGTGGATGCCGACGCTGCAGAACGCGCTCTGGAGCGTTTTGGAAGCACGGACATGGGCAAGAAGTATCCAGCCATCATCCAGATCTGGGAACGCGCCTGGGCGCAAGTGATCCCGTTCTTCCAGTTCCCGCCAGAGATCCGTACACTGATCTATACGACCAATGCGATTGAAGGGCTAAACCGCGCTGTCAGGAAGGTGATCAAGACGCGCACTCTATTCCCTAGTGAGGACGCAGCCCGGAAGCTGATCTACCTGGCTATCATGAATTTCACGACCTCCTGGAAGCGTGCTACAGCCAGGTGGTCTGCTGCCATGCCTCAGTTCGCTCTGCTGTTTGGCGAGCGCTTTACAGGTGCCATGGAGTAAGACAAGGGGTATGATTAGACTACCCGCGCTATCGCATCAGGTCTGGCATACTGCATCACAAAAAACAAAGGGCAGCCTCGTTGGGCTGCCCCTGGAATAACCTCCCCAGACACAGAAATCCTGACACTCCCGCGGCGCATGGCGTTGTCCGCTCCCTGCATGTTCGGCGCAAAATTGGTGGCAATGAAAAGCGTGAATCTGGCGGGAAACTCCTTCACCTCGGCGGCATACGCGCCTCGTGCGGAGATCTTGTCCCCACCGGAAATACGCTTCAAGTCCGCTGCGCGGAAAGACTCCCCGCTCCCGGTCTCGGAGCAGTACACGAACCTGGCACCCTGCAGACGCACAATGTCCGCACGATGCCCACTTGCCGGCGTGCCTTTGCGGCCGATGACGGTCTCATCGCTCAGCGCCTTCGAGTAGCCGCCCATCACCTCGCTGATCGTCTCAAGAAAACTCGACTTCCCGTTGGCTCCGTCGCCGATTAGCAGGTAAAATGCCTCCTCATCCGGTCGGCCTGCCAGCATCTTGCCAAGCACCTTCTGCATGTACCACGCCACTTCTTCGCTTCCGAACCATGTGGAAACACACTTGCGCCAGGTGGGGCAGTCCGCACTCGGGTCGTACCGCACATTGCAGTACTTCACCATCAGGGCATCTGGTGCATTCGGCACCAGATCCCTCGTCTTCAGGTTCACGAGTCCGTTCTCGACCGCGATGAACTCCTCCATCGCGTCCATGTCGTTCTCATCAACATAGAGCTCACGCGTGCGGGTCAGGTTCTTCAGGAGCTTGTCCAACATGGCGCTCTCGCCGTCGAGACAGCGCAGCTGGAACTTGGCCGCCGCCTTTTCTCGGGCTTCATCCCCCGCATCCCTCGCTGCCTTGATCTCCTCTGTCAAAAGCGAATTGAAGATCTCGTCACGAATCCTTGTGCAGATCGAAGCCTCCGGCCCGAGGCGGTCCCATTGCCTCGTAGCAGGCTCAAAGTAATACCAGCGCTTTGCCTGTGGCGCATAGCGGAGGTGATCGCCCCAGTCGCGAAGCACACGGCACAGAAGCCCGTCTTCCGTGAAAGCCTCCGCTCTCGCGATGACCATTCGCGCTTCCCGAGCGATCGGCCACATCGTGAGCGAACGCAGGCCACGGTTATTGAACGTAGCCCACTTCTTCTCCACTTCCTCGAAGCCGTCGTACTTGGCGGCCTGCTGACTGAGCTCATCCCAGAGGGCAAGCCCCTCTGGCGACCCAGTCGTCTCATGATGGATGCGCATGCCGTCCTGGTACCACGGGGTGTAGGAGCCCCACGACTCCACTCTCGGCGTCATCAGCTTGCGAATTTGGTCGATCGTGAGCCCGATCGGGCGCTTCGGTACGAGCTCTTCCGCTAGAGCCTCATCGGCATCGACGGCAATCGTGCGCTCACTACCCTTGACCGGCGCCCACCCGTTGCTCTCAACGAACTTTTCGAATGCGTCGCAGAGCGTCTGAACGCCCTCATACGTCATCAAAGGGAGCTCGGCAGCCGGAACGTCAACAGGCTCCCCTGAGAAAAAAGCATCCGGGTAGCTGTAGGGAAGCCCCGTTTCCGGATGGGTGTGATACAGAACAATCTGCTGCCCCTTGCCCAGAACCTCCAACTGAGACTTCGTGGACTCGTCCCCGTTCTTGACGTACTCAAGCGTCGTCTGCTTCAGCCAACGGCCTTCAGCCCTGAAGAGGAGCGCAAACTTCGGGGCGCGACCGACACGGTAAACGGCCATCGCGCACGCAGGGTAAGCCTTGCAGAGGGCGTCAAAAAGCGCCTTCGCCTCCGCGTCGGTTCCGCGAAAGTCAACGTCGATGGCGCAGATCGGAGTGTCGCCGTACCCACACAGCACGCCGACGCCCTCACCCTCCGGCCGCTGTCGGCAAGCCTGGGCGGTGAGCGGAGAGTTCTGCCAGTTGGGCGTGGTCGGATGCTTCTTGCCTTTCGACAACGGAACCACGGGGTAGCCGGTCTCGACGAGCCTCGGCCCTTTCTCACGGATGAACGAGGTCATAACCCGAGCTCCTTGCGAACACGGGCGTCCGACGCCATTTCCTGCTCTCTACGCGTATACGCATCGTGCATTTTCTTCACCGTGCTTTCGCGAAAAGCAAAGCCATCCGGGGCGTTCTGAATCCTGTACAGCGTCATTGGAGTTATATCGCAGTACTTTGCGACTGCTCGCTTGCTAAGGCCGGAACGGACAAGATAAGCCAAGGCCGTCTTTGGGGAGATGTAGTCATTACTCGACATGAGTGCTCCAAAAATATAGAATACAAGTATGGCGACATGAATAATAAGCACAGCGAGTACACTATGTCAACCAATACCACCTTTTTGAGCACACTTCACGAGCTCATGGTCGAGAACGGGCTCTCCGTACGCAAATTGTCAAAGCTCTCGGGCGTCGCTACCGCAACTATCCAGCGGCTGAAATCAGGAGAGTCGACCCCGCACCCCGCCACAATCGCGAAACTGGCCGCCGCGCTGGCCGTTGACCCTAAAGTTTTGTGGGTGGCCTCCGCAACCGATGCTAGAGACGACGATTACCGAGCGGAAATGGCCTACGAGAAACATCTTCAAGAGCTGAGAGGCCAAGGAAACATCTTTCATGGGGCGCATGCCGAGACCCTCATGCGGGAAATTCCAATCCTGGCGCTCTCCCAGACCGCTGATTACTTCCGCACGCCAGGATTCTCCAACTGCGAATTCATCGCGCTCCCGCCCGAAATGCTCTACACCACAAACGTGCCCACGCCGGACTTCGCAATCGTCGCGGAGACCGCCGCTATGGCTCCTGCCGTACAGGACGGAGACGCTCTCTACTTCTGCAAAGAGTGGCCCCGCATAAAGTCCGGGCAAATCGTTCTGGCGGAAACGGAAAATAATTCCGCGATTATTGGAAGATTTAAGAGAGATATTTCCGAAATGTTTTTATCTTTCGACAACAACTCGGAATTCAGCATTCCAAGCGTAAAAATTAACAAAGTTTTGGCGGTATGTGTCGGCCTTTATCGCCCGTTTTTCTAACCTACGATTTCCCCGCCACGCGCTGTCGGGCGGCAAGGATGCGGGAGGCAAGAGAGCTGTCTGTCTTCGCCTCCACCTTGTCGCCGTACTTCTCCGGCGCCCACTTCTTCAGGAGATCAAGCCGCGTCGACACCGCCAGCTTCCTCGCGTACACCGCATCCCCCTTCTTCACGTCCATGCTCAGCAGGTTCCCGTCGTTGTCATAGCGCTCGTACACGTCCTCCACCATCAGCGGGTCCGTCGCCATCGCCAACGCCTCCTCGGCTAGCGCGTCAACGCCCTGCTCCCGAGCCTTCGCAACAGCCGCCTTCCACTTCGGATCCTTCGAGCACCATTGCGACAGCATGCTGCGGCCAAGACCCACACGCTTCGCAAAAGTCAGCATCATCCCGCCCTGCGCCAAGTAGGCACAGAGCGCGTCCAACAGCTCCGGCGACTTCACCACGCGGCCCGTCTCCGCATCCGTCGGCAGATACTCCGGCACCTCCGGCACCTCCGGCAGCCCCACCATCGCCTCAGTCGCCACCCGACGCATCAGCGCCCTGTCCTCCTTCGTCAGCCCAGGACGACGCTTCCTCGGCCCCCACTCCGGGCGCCAGTCCTCGTCCGGCGTCACGGGCTTGTAGTGCGCACGTCGCTTCGACGGGTCCATGTCGGACACCGTCTTGGGCGCCCCTTCATGCACGATCCTTACCACGGGGGCAGACGAGGCCGTAGAGGCGACTTCTGAGCGCACAGAGGCGCCGAAGAGACCGTCCCCTTGTGGTTGCTCGTCCGAGGGTGTCGACGCCGTAGCGGCCCAGCTAGAGGGCTTCTCGAGGATCTGAATCGATTTGATCTTGTTTGCGACGGTTTGAGCCATTGTGAAAATTTCCTAAAAATTTTTTTGGACGGTGGGGGTGCGGGAACTCAGAAAAAAGGGAAGTTCGAAAATAAAAATTTTTTGAGTGTGCCGGTCAGGCTAGGTCCCCCGCGGACGAGCGGCGAAATTGGGCCCCTACCCGGCCCCGACGAGCGCCTCAGCCGACCGACACCCGACGCCCCGCGCGGACCGTCACCCATGCGGCGGGCAGCACGGCGCGGCGGTGGCATCGTACGAAGTCCTTCGCGGTGTTGAAAGGCACGCCGAAGCGGGCGGCGGCCGCTGTGACGGTCTCACCGGCGGCCACACGCTGGCGGATTTCTTCCACCACGGCGTCGGGCCACCGGCACCGCGCAGAGTCTTCGCCGACCGGTCGCCCGGCGGCGCTTACGGCAATCGTCTTTGTCATGTGCTTTCCTCCTGCGGCCGGAGTCTAGCCGCAATCGTCCGGCGAAAGCCGCAACCGTCGAACAGACGGGCAGAAATCCCCTCGCATCAAGGCGCGGCGAGCGGTGAGGCTGTGAGTTCATACAAAAATGCCCACACAGCCACGGGCCACCGCTGCCACCGGTCGGCATCCCAGGCGGCGGACGGCCCGCGCGCCCGCACCAAAAACCCGCAACGCGGCGCGGCGCGTCGGGTAGGCCAGAGCACCGCCAACCCCACGGCGCCACCCCACCGCACGCCGCAAAGCCCCACGGTCCGCCGTTCCCACGTGTCGTAGCACCGCATCCGGCGCCACCCTTCGGCCAGGGGGACGCGCGGCCTAAAAAACCGCAGCGGTGCTCAGGTGCCTATTTCGGCCAAAAACACAAACCCCCTATAGGCGTATATAAGGGGGGTACCCCCTTTGTTTTCACGTATGAGAGAAGTTACGAGAGGGGGTAGATAAGCACCTAAGCACCGCATTTTTCTTCGGCTAACTCACGAAAAATCGGAGTTGCGTTCCAACTCGCAAAAAAACAGCAGTTCAGTAAGTCCTATCGCCGCAATCCAACTAACAAAAAAACCGAGTTGCTCACCAACTCGCAAAAAAAACGAGTAGAGGCAGAGGCCCCCGTGGCCTTGAGGGGTCCGGGGAAAGCGCGCGCCATACGGCCGTCGGGCCCGCCGGTGGTGCCTGCGGCCTGAGCGTGCTTGATCTATGTCAAGTGTACTCATCTTTGCTGTGTTCGTTTGTGCTCGTTTAGGTGTAATATGCACTTAACACGAATCGAGCACGATTCAGCACCAATGAACACACAACTAGGACTCCACACCATGACACCCGCCATCATCGCCCACTACCTCGTCGCAATCGCCGTCATCGCCGTTTTCCTCACCATCGCGCTCATCCGTGAGGCCCTCATTCGTGAAGCCGCCGATCGTCGCCGTGACGAAGAATTCGATCGCATTCGCGCCGCCGATCGCGCCGCCGCCCGCCGTCGCACTGATGCCCTCTATCTCGACTTCGCCCGCCGCGCCGGCGCCGCCGTGGAGCTCCCGGCGGACTGGAATCGCCTGGTCGACTTCCAGAAAGCTAGCCGAATCGACGCCCTTCGCGAAATCGCCGAGCGCATCGAACGCCGCGCTGCTTTCGCTGCTCGCTACGGCTGCGAGGTCAAGGCATGACCGCCCCACGCGCTCTGGTCGCCCGTCTTGCGCTAGGCGCCGCTGCCCTCGCAGTGGCGGCGCTGGCCGCCGGCGCGGCGGCCTCATCGGTCGACCTGACCGCCGGCGCCTACACCGTCGCAGTGGTCAAGCTGGCTGCAGGCTGCGCTCTCTCTGCTCTTTTCGCTTCCCTCTCCGGCGCGCTTTTCGACGCTGCCGAAGACTAATCACTTACTTAACTTGCTAGGACTCATCATGACCACCACTATTAGCCCCGCTTGCCTTCTCCTTGACGCACTGACCGCCGCCGGCATTCGCACGGCCTGTGATTTCGATCCCGCCGATCTTAGTGTCCGGGACCCGGAATGTTTCGCCCGTCTGGTGAGCAATGCCGCCTACTTCCTTTCGGCGCCCGTCGCTGAAGGCCTCGAGGATGAATGCCCCGATGACGATGAGGCCGAAGAAAGCGCGCCTGACGCGTTCGAACCCCTCTCGCTGGAAATCTATCGCGCCGGCCGCGGCGGCTATATCGCCGATGTCGATTTAACCGTGGGCGGCCCCACGATTCGCGCTCGCTACGAATCCCGCTGGGAGCGCCTGACCTTGACGGCCTCATGGGGCGGCGATCGCCTCGAGGTGTCTTGCAATGACTGCCCGCTCATTCGCTGGATTGAAGCCGCCGAAGAGTTTGACCGCATCTAACCCCCACAAGCCCGCCCCGCCGCACCGGTGGGGTGCATATGAGAGCGCCCGGGCGTCCGGACGCTTTCACCCGCAAAACCGCAGGGGCTTTTTTCAACTCATCAGCTAGGACTCACTATGTACGCAAACACCTCCCGCGCGGCCCTTGACGCCGCCCACCTTTCCCCCGCAACCCCTCGCCCGATCGTGGACATGTACGACCTCGACACGTCTTCGTATGACATCGATCCGGACGGCCGCACGGTCCGCATCTATGGCGCGGCCTTTTTCCGCACCGCACCGCAGATCGGCGTGCGGTTCACGCTGGTGCTGTCCCGCGCCGATCTGCGTGACGATGAGGCGCCCGCCTGGATCGATTTCGATTCCGATGACCTCGAGGCCGCCGGTCTCGCTCTGGCCGAAGAGACTGCCGAGGCCGCATTGCTTGATGCGCTCCGTACGCCCGGTTTCAACGTTGCCGGAGCGCCGGCCGTACTCACGCCTTCGCTCATCGATTTCTATCTGCCTGCCATCCATGACGGCGCCGGCAGCACTGAGCACATCCGCGCCGCGTCCGGATGGTGCCTTTTCGCCGTCCCGTCCGACGAAGGTCCGGAGCTTACGGACGTATTGGCCTATCGACGCTACAGCGATGACTACCCGTGCTACGCAGCCCCTAGCGCGGCCGATTGGGCGGATGCGCGCGATCAGCTTGAGGGCCGTGTGCCCGAAGAAACGCTAGACGCTTTCGAGCGTTTCTATCTCGAAAACGAGATCGCCTGGGCGCAGGTCCAGTAACAGTAAACCCCGGCCGCCTTTCGAGGCGGCCAAATTTGGAGCATTGAGTCATGACAGCAAGGAATTTCTACCGCGTCGACGCCGCCGGCCGAATCGAAAAACTTTCCGGTTCGATTTTGAAAGAGCTAACCGGCGCGGCCACCGTGGCCGCAGCGATGGACGCGATTCGCAACGACATGACCGGCCGCGAGGACTTCGCAGAAATTTGCTTTTCGTACCTCGAGGCGTGTGTCATCGCCCGCACGCGCAAGGAGCGCAGCGAATGATCTACGTAATTGCACTGCGTCAAGCCGCGCGGACTGGTGACCGCTGGCAGGTGCTGCCCCGTGCTTACTACTCCATATGCGAGGCCCTGGCCGACGCCCGCCGCGCCCGCCTGCGATTTCCGCTGCTGTACTTCCGCGTAGCGCGCAGACCGACAGCCGAAAAGCTACCGGACATCTATCGATGGTAGCGCCCACGCGGCCGGTGTCATGCCGGCCCGCAGAGGAAAGCCTACAGCCCCGCGCCGCGGGCTTTTCTCTGCGCAGTAACCCGGGACTGCATACGCCGCCCCGCCCTTCACTTTCATTTTTTGGGAGGCTCTATCGTGAGTCTTGAAACTGAGATTCGAGCTCTGACCGATGAGGTCAAGACCCTGGCCACCATCGCCCGCGCCATCGTCGCCGGTCGCTCTCTCAACGCCGACACGGCAGCGCAGGAGGCCCCGACCACCGGCGCGCCGGTTACCGTCCCCACGCCCGAAGAGACGCCCGCGCCGGCCCGCGCCGAAGCTGCCGCCCCGGCCGCTCCGGAACCCGTGGAGGATCCTGCCGAAGACGTCAAGGCTGAACTGGCGCCCGAAGCCGCCGCGCCTGCGGCAGAGGTCGAAAACGTGCCGAAGGACCCCGCCGGTTTCATGGCCGCGCTTCACGCGCTCGTCGTCGGCCGCTCCGACGCCAAGGATGTCATGCGCGCCGCACTTGAGGCCATCGGCGCAAGCTCTTTCCGCACGCTGGACAGCGCTCGCTACGCGGAGGCGCTTGCCGCCGTCAAGGCTGAACTAGCGAAGGCGGAGGCGTGACCATGGCTAAGCATGCTCTCATTAGCCCGTCGAGCTGCGGGCGCATCGCCTACTGCCCGGCGTCTGTCCTTCTCTCGAAGGGCATGCCGGAGGACTCCAGCCCTTACGCAGAAGAAGGCACCGCGGCACACCGCTGGTGTGAGCTCGAGTTGCGGGCGAAGTTTGCGGGCCGCGACCTAAACCGCGCCGAAGCCGCAGAGCGCGCGGCCATCAAGCTGTCTCACGACGGCATGGAACCCCACGTGCGCGAGTATGTGTCCCACGTGGCTGAACTGGCCGGGGGCGCTCTCTATCGCGCCGTCGAGGTCCGCCTGCCGGTAACGCCGATCACGGGCGAGCCCGACGCCTTCGGCACTGCCGACTGCGTGGTTATCGACAAAGACGGTGTGCTCCACATCGTTGACTTCAAGTACGGCGCCGGCGTCAAAGTCGAAGCGAAGCACAACGCGCAGCTCGGCGTCTACGCGCTTGCCGCCATGGCTGAACTAGACCCCGAAGGCATGATGTTCGGCATCGAAAAGGTCGTGCTCCACATCATCCAGCCGCGCATGGACAACATCAGCGCGTGGGCGATTGACCGCGCAGCACTTGAGGGGGAGCTCCTCACGAATATCCGCCGCTCGTCGGATCGTGCGCTCCACCTGGTCGAGCACCCCGAAGACCTGAAGGAGGACTACCCCTTCCTGCCGCTCGAGGGCTCCGGCATGACGCCAGAAGGCGACTTCGCGATCCCGAACGATCACATCTGCCGCTTCTGCAAGGCGAAAGCGATCTGTCCGATCCTGCATCGGTCCACGGTGGAGGCGCTCGAAGCGGACTTCGAGGATCTCGCTGACGTCGCCGAGGCTGAACAAGCTGCGCCCGTCGCCGTCGCGCTCCCGAGCTCGATCCCCGTGCCGACCACGCCCGAGCGCCTGGCTGCCGCATACAGCTGGCTCAAGGTGATTCGCATGTGGTGCGACGCCGTGGAGGGCGCCATGTACGACCGCCTCAACAGCCATGGCGAGACCGAAGGCTACAAGCTCGTCGCGGGTCGCCCCGGTCCGCGCAAGTGGACGGATGCCGAAGCCGCCGAGGCTGAACTCCGCAAGGCACTCAAGGTTGATCAAGCGTATGACCGCAAGGTGATCTCGCCGACCACAGCCGAGAAGCTCCACAAGGCGGGCGAGATCGGACCCAAGTACTGGGCTCGACTCTCAAACCTCATTGGTCGAAGCGACGGCAAGCCTCTGATCGTGCCCAGCACGGACGAGCGCCCCGCGTTGACGCCGCAACTCGAGAACGACTTTGACGATCTCGACCCCAAGGCTGAACAAGCCAATTAAACCCTGTCATTTTTGAAGGAAATACAAATGGCAAAACTTACTGCTGAAGAGCGCAAGAAGCTCCACCTCGTGCTGCGCAAGGTGCGCATCGCCTACCCGGAAGTCTTCGAACCGAAGCACAACGACCTCTCTGGCAAGGACGAGTACTCCGTGCAGGTTCGCCTCTACGAGGACAACCCCGAGCACATGAAGATCGTGGAGATGATTAACGCCGCGAAGGAAGTGGCCGCTAACGCCTTCTGGGGTCGCGACGCCAAAGCCTTTAATGCCCGTGTCGAGAAGATCGACAACAACAAGGGGCTCCGTCACAACGACGAGGGCGGCTTCTACTTCCTGAGCGCCAAGCGCCGTCCCGACCAGCAGGCCCCGCGCATCGTCGGTCGTGACCGCACGGTTGAACTGCGCCCCGAGGACGGAAAGATCTACAGCGGCGCTGTCTGCAACGTTGTCGTGGATCTCTGGTGCTACAGCGGAAAGGCGAAGAATGGCACGCCCATCCAGCCTGGCTTCTCCTTCACGCTCTGTGGCATCCAGTTTGTTGAAGACGGCGATCCTATCGGCGGCGCTTCCGTCGCCAAGGACGATGACTTCGATGATCTGAAGGCGGACGACGATCCCGACTTCACCGACATCCCGTAAAGCGCTTACGCGACTTTGAACAAAGCCCCCTCTTCTCCCCAGAGGAGGAGGCTTGATCCAGAGCCGCGGGGGAAACCGCTCGGAACGCAGAGCCGTAGCGGGTCGGGTGATTCATCAGGCAGTAATGCCGGAGTTCTAGCGCCACGATCACGCAAGGATGAGCATCTGCAGCTCTTGCCGCACGGCAAGCCCTCATCCTCCCCCAAGGGCTCCCCAGTTTTTTCAAAGGAGTCTCACATGGATCAACTTCACAAGCCGACAGAAGATGAGCGGCAACGCCGCATAGGCCGTCTTGTCGCCGGCAAAGAGATCGTAGATGTCGTCGGCTGGTACGCGACGCCTTCGGCCGCGAAGCGCTGGCTTGTCGTCGCCCATTGCCCCTTCTGTGGGAAGCCCTTCAAGGTGAAAGAACTCAGCCTCTACAGCAAAGCCGTCAACTGCGGATGCCGCCCCCGTGCGAACGGCGGCGCGTTGCGCGAGAGCGGGAACCTCACGATCAGTGGCGAGCGCTGCTCGGTTGCGGAGGGGGAGCGCCGACGCGAAGAAGCGATCAAGGCCGCGGCAGTCCGCCGGCATGACAAGGCTGAACAAGACGGCCCGCTATACGTGCCAGAGAACCCGTCTCTTAAAAAGTGGTATGGGCGGGATGCGATGGACCGGTTCACGAAGGATCGAGTACTCGTGTACTGGATGACGTTGGACCGCGCCGCCTGCTGCCCCGCATGGCAGGACTTCGAGAAGTTCTACGGCTGGGCGATCCGCAACGGCTACTCCCGTGAAAAGGTGCTCGTACGCCTTGACCCGACCAAACTGATGAGTCCTTTGACTTGTAAATGGAGTCTTCCATGAAATATCTTTTCGCGGACCTTGAGACCTTCTCTCCGCTCAATCTCCCCCAAGTCGGCAGCTTCCGTTATGCGGAAGACTGCGAGATTCTGTTGTGGGGCTATGCCATCGACAACGAACCCGCCCGCGTCTGGGACTGCACGAACCCGCAGACCAAAGAGATGCCCGAAGCGCTTGCCAAGGCGCTCAAGGAAGTGCAGGCGGGCGAGCGCAAGATCGTCTGGCACAACGGCATGATGTTCGACACGGTTGTGCTTGCCGCCCACGGCTACCACATCCCACTCGAGATGATCGTGGACACCATGGTCATCGCCTATCAGCACGGGCTCCCCGGCGCTCTTGGCGACCTGTGCGACGTGCTCCGCATGCCGACCGACAAAGCGAAGGACAAGGACGGCAAGCGCCTCGTCCAGCTCTTCTGCAAGCCGCAGCCGGAGTGCTACAAGGTGCGTCGTCATGACCGCTACACGAAGCCCGAGGACTGGATCAAGTTCGTCAACTACTGTCGCCTGGACGTGGAAGCGGAGCGTGAGCTTTTCAAGGCGCTGCCCAAGTGGAACTGCACGGAGTGGGAGCATCGTCTGCAGGTGCTCGATGCCGAGATCAACCGCCGCGGTGTCAAAGTCGACATTGAGCTTGCCAAGGCCGCGGTTGAACTCTCTGAACGCCGCAAGGGCATTCTTGCTGAAGAGACTCAACGGCAGACGAACGGTGAAGTCGGTGCCGCCACGCAGCGTGATGCGCTCATCGACTACATGGCTCGCGAGTACGGCTGGAAGATCGACACGATGACGAAGGCCGAGCTTGAGAAGCGGGTGGACGACCCGTCCGTACCGGAGCCCGTTCGTGAGCTTCTGAAGCTCCGCCTCATGTCTACGAAGACCTCGATCCAGAAGTTCAAGGCGCTTCTGCGGCGCGTCAACAAGGACGGGCGCATGCGCGGCGGGCTCCAGTTCCGAGGCGCGGCACGCACTGGCCGCTGGTGCCTGACGGGCGATCACGAAGTGCTCACGCCGAACGGTTGGGTACGCCTCGACGAATGGCAAGGCGGCGAGATCGCGTGCTGGAACGTGGATGAAACCGTTGACTTCATGGAAGCAAAGGCATTGGCCTTCCCGTACGAGGGGGAGATGTGCGCTATCGAGTCTAAGCGCGTTTCGCAGATCAGCACACCTGATCACCGAATGGCGTGCGCATGGGGGACAAAGCGCGAATGGCGCGTAAAAACGGCAGAGGAATGCGCTCTCGGAAAAGTGCGTATCCCGTATTACGGGCGCCGTAAATTGCCGTGGTTCTGCGTGGAAGAGATCCCTCTTCGAGTGGCGGTAATGACGCAAGCTGATGGGCATTTTTCCAGTAGGGGGCGAGTGACTTTTCACTTTAAGAAAGAACGAAAGGTAGCCCGCTGCCAAATGCTCTTGTCTGCAGCAGGTATTAGGTTTTCTCGAAACACTTACGAAACCGGGACGGTCTTTACGGTGTATCCGAGCGATATCCCTGAATGGCTTCGAGCTTTCGAGGAAAAGGTTTTCTCTCCCGCATTGTTCGACGCGGACCCCGATGTTTTCTTCGACGAGCTTTCCTTCTGGGACGGTTCTGTTTCAACTAAGAACTCCTTCCAGTACAGCACGGCAGTTCGCGCAAACGCAGATTTTGTACAAGCCTTCGCGCACATGTCGGGGCGAGCCGCCATTCTGCTTGAGCGCCCGGGGCGAAAAGAAGGATGGTCAACTATCTACACGCTGAACATCTGGGAAAACGGTAGCAATCGCTCAGTTGTTATGCCCGAAGCGCACAGCAAGCAAGCGTTCAAGGGCACGGTGTATTGCGCGGAGACGAAGACGGGTTTCTTCATGGTCCGTCGCAACGGTCGTGTCTGGGTGACAGGGAACTCCGGCCGCGGAATGCAGTTGCAAAATCTGGCTCGCCCAACCGTTTCACAGGATGAGATCGACTTCGCTACCGAAGTGCTCAAGCAGCGCGACGGTACGTTCGAGTGCTTCTACGACGACCCATCGGTCATCCTTCCCAACCTTCTCCGAGGCGAGATCATCGCACCTGCCGGCAAGAAACTGATCGTCGCCGACTACTCCAACGTGGAAGGCCGTGTGCTCGCTTGGCTTGCCGGTGAGGAGTGGAAGCTTCAAGCCTTCCGAGACTTTGACGCGGGGCACGGCCACGACCTCTACAAGCTTGCCTACGCCAAGGCGTTCGGCGTGAAGCCTGAGGACGTGACGAAGCCTCAGCGCCAGATCGGCAAGGTGCTCGAGCTCGCGCTCGGGTATGGCGGAGGAGCCGCGGCGTTCGCCCGTTTCGCATCTGGGTATGGGATGGACCTCAACGAGATGGCCGAGTACGTGAAGTCGAGCGCACCGCGCGCCAACTGGCTCGATGCTGCCGACAGCTACTCGTTCTTTGCAGAAAAGAAGATGACGGGAGGGCTTGAGCGCGAGGCCTTCATCGCCTGTGATGTCCTGAAGCGCCTGTGGCGAAAGACGAACCCTAAGATCGTCCAGTTCTGGGCGAACGTCGGGCAGGCCGTGCAGAAGGCCATCGTCTCTCGAGAGAGTGTCCGCGTCGGCTATGTCGCCTTCACCAGGACTGAGAGCTTCCTCGTCATCCGACTGCCGAGCGGCCGTCTGCTCTGCTACCCGTCGCCGAAGACGAATCCGGGGGTCGGCAAGGACTCGTTCACCTATATGGGCGTTAATCAGTTCTCGCGCAAGTGGGAAAAGATCGAGTCATACGGCGCGAAAAACGTGGAAAACATTACCCAAGCAGTCGCTTGCGATCTCCTCTCCGAAGGGCTTCTCCGCATGGACGCTGCGGGCTACAAGACCGTGCTGACCATCCACGACGAAGCGATCACGGAAGCGCCCGACACCGACGAGTTCACCTTCCAGAAGATGGAGCACCTGATGTCGACGCTGCCCGACTGGGCGCCCGGGCTTCCTCTCGTAGCGGCGGGCTACGAAGCCTACAGATACAGGAAGGACTAGGCCATGGAAAAAGAGAAAGACCTGCGCCTGACGCCTCGCGAGTTGGAAATCCTACAGCTCACAGCGAAGGGCCTCGAGCAAACGCAGATTGCGGAAATCCTGGGCATTTCGTTCGCGACTGTCGTCGCGCACAGGAAGAAGCTCTTTAAGAAGCTGGGTGTCCACAACGCCGCCGAGGCGGTTTACGAGGCCTTCCAAATGGGGCTTTTAAAGGTTCAAAAATGAAAAAGAGAAACAAGAAGTACCGTCCGAAGCGCACGCACGCCCCTTCTTTCATTTACTCCCTGACGCTGGGGGAGTTGACGGAGGGGGACCGCGCGAGGTCGGACATCCATCCGTACGTCCACCTCGATGTTCTGCGCCGTGGCGAGGGGGACGAAGAGGACGCATGGCACGTCCAGTCCGCGCTTCGCCACGCGTGGGTCCTGAGCCAGGGGTTCGAGGAGAAGACGACGATGAGGCTCACTTTCCTTCTCGCGTTCGCCTCGCTCAACTGCATGGCGCAGCTCAAGAAGCGGGAAGAACCTGAGCTGCCGGATGCGCTCTTCGAGCCCGTCGACATGGCGCTTGAGTACCTGAAGCAGATGAAGGACTCGTGCAACCGCTCCGAGCTCCTGAAGTCCATGTGGGCGCTTGAGGCGTCCGGTCACATCTTCGACATCCCGACAGGCTCCGGCTTCCTTGTCGACCCCGTCAACGATGACGACTTCGACAAGGTGCAGGGCCGAGGAGGCTTCGCGGTCATCAACAAGAAGACCCGACGAGGTTGGATTGAACGAAACGAAGCCATGAACCGCTGGGAGTGGCACTGCCATGACGAAGATGTCGTGGTGCCGATAACCAAACCCTTTGTCCTTTTACTTTACACACCTATCAAACCATGAATTGCATCACCCATCAATACCCTTTGCCGACCTGCGCCATCCACGGCGAAGACAGCTCTGTGCGTGTTACCGCCCGCGTGGTCGGCGTCTCCAAGGTGGGCATGCCCAAGGTCGTCATCGACATGGATGGCGTCAAGGGCATCCCGCTGACTGAGATCCACAAGCTCGAAACTTTTCTGACGAGTGTCTACGACTGGCGCCGTCTCGCGTTCAACAAAGGAGAGATCAAGTGAACGGTACCCCTCGGCATTCTCCGCAAGACCTTCGGCAAATGCAGAGTCTTCCGCTCGAAGCCAAGGTGCGTATGACGGAAGCCCGCATCAAGGCATGGCACGAGCATTGGGGCGGCGACGTGTACATTTCTTTCTCCGGCGGCAAGGATTCTACGGTGCTCAAGCACATTGCCGATTCGCTCTATCCGAGTATTCCGAGCGTCTTTGTCAACACGGGGCTTGAGTACCCCGAGGTCAGGAGCTTCGCTCTACGTCAGAAGAACGTCATCAGGCTTGATCCAGCCATGCGGTTTTACGACGTGATAGAGAAGTACGGATACCCAGTCGTTTCTAAGGAGCAAAGCCAGTTCCTATACGAGGCTCGCACCACAAAGTCGGAGAAGCTACTAGGTATTCGGCTTAACGGGAACCGTTGGGGCAAAGGAAAGATCTCCGAGAAGTGGAAGTTCCTGATCGACGCGCCATTCAAGATTTCCAACAAGTGCTGCGACGTGATGAAAAAAGCGCCCGTAAAGAAGTACGAGCGCGAGACTGGTAACAAAGCCATCGTCGGAACTATGGCGGACGAGAGCTTCCTCCGAAGATCCTCGTGGCTGAGGTACGGATGCAACGCCTTCACGAGATCTCGTCCGATCTCTCAGCCGATGAGCTTTTGGACGGAACAAGACGTGCTTCGTTACGTCGTCGAGAACAAGTTAGAGATTGCGACGGTGTACGGAGAGGTCAAGGAGAACGAAGACGGGCTCCTTGAGCTGACAGGGCTTCAAAGAACCGGGTGCATGTTCTGCATGTATGGCATAGACAAAGACCCGATTCCCAACCGCTTTCAAAGAATGACACATACACACCCGCTACAATATCGATACTGCATGGAGCAGTTAGGTTTGCGGGAAGTTCTAACTTTCATGAATATTCCCTTTCGGGAACTAAGGTAGGACAACACCATGGAAATTGTTGACAACATCAACCACCCCAAACATTACGAAGACGCGGGCTATCTTGTTCAGCCCATCGACGTATGCCAAGAGTTGCCCTTCTGCCTGGGCAACGCCGTCAAGTACCTCTGCCGAGCCGGCAATAAGGAGGGGTGCCCCGAGCTCGAGGACCTGAAGAAGGCCCAGTGGTACCTCAATCGACAGCTTGCCCTCCTCGACAACGGCTCCATGGCCGCTGTTCTGTCGGCCAGAGGGGCCTGTGCCGCACGCTTCATCGCGGAGAAGCACAACGGTCCGCTCCGTTGGCTGTTCGAGAACGGGATCCGCGGTGCCGCTGCCAACGGCTTTGTCGTCCCGAGGACGGATGTTGTCTCCTGCTTAGCGGCAGTGAGAATGGCCATTTACCAACTCGTCGAGCAGAAGGAGGACGAAGAATGACAAAAGATGGAAAGATCGAATGGCAACGGTACGACGCAGACGATGAAGCAACGCACCCAGACACCGGAAAAGAACTCATCATCATCGCTCTGAAAGGCGGCAAGCCCGTGTTTATCCCCCGTGGATATTTCGGCCTGGGCACTGAGTTCTTCTACGAAGTAAAGACCGTCAAAGGCTGCAGGGTCACGAAGCGAAACGAGTACAAAGTCGAGGACTTCGACGACATCGCATGGGCCTATCTCGACATTCCGTCGTGGTGGATCAGAAAGGAGAAAGAGGAATGAGACCTGAAAGAGAATACAGACGCATGGCAATCGTCGCTTTGGACTTCATCCAGAAGTACGCGACTGCAGGAAAAGAGGCCTGGAAGGGAGTGTCAGGATTTCTGTGTCTGGGGAGGTTATTCCAGGGGCAGCCCAACGAGGCTGCCCTTTGTTTTTTGTGATGCAGTATGCCAGACCTGATGCGATAGCGCGGGTAGTCTAATCATACCCCTTGTCTTACTCCATGGCACCTGTAAAGCGCTCGCCAAACAGCAGAGCGAACTGAGGCATGGCAGCAGACCACCTGGCTGTAGCACGCTTCCAGGAGGTCGTGAAATTCATGATAGCCAGGTAGATCAGCTTCCGGGCTGCGTCCTCACTAGGGAATAGAGTGCGCGTCTTGATCACCTTCCTGACAGCGCGGTTTAGCCCTTCAATCGCATTGGTCGTATAGATCAGTGTACGGATCTCTGGCGGGAACTGGAAGAACGGGATCACTTGCGCCCAGGCGCGTTCCCAGATCTGGATGATGGCTGGATACTTCTTGCCCATGTCCGTGCTTCCAAAACGCTCCAGAGCGCGTTCTGCAGCGTCGGCATCCACTGCCTGGTAGATGGGCTTCAGCTCCTTGCATACGGCCGCCCTGTCCTTCTGAGAGACGAATGAGGTGGATGCGCGGATAAGGTGGACGATGCAGGTCTGGTGGAGGGTCTGCGGATACACGGTTTCAAGAGCCTCCGTCATGCCCTTCAGGCCGTCCGTAACGGCGATGAGGATGTCCTCCACGCCTCGGGCCTTGAGCCCGTTGAACACGCTCGCCCAGAAGCTTGCGCCCTCGTTCTCGGCGATCCACATGCCCAGAACCTCACGCGTACCGTCCGTGCGAACACCAATCCCGAGATGAACAGCCATGTTCTTTACGGCTGCGCCGCTGCGGATTTTGACTCGAAGGGCGTCGAAGAAAGCGACGGGATACACACTTGCGAGCGGGCGATTCTGCCACTCCCGGACGTCCTCAAGCACTCTGTCAGTAACCTTGCTGACGTAGTCGGGGCTGATGTCCACCCCGTAGAGGTTGTCGATGAAGGCCTGGATGTCACGGGTGCTCATGCCCCTGGCGTACATGGCGATGATCTGCTCGTCCATCTTGCCGAACGAGCGGCTGTGCTTGGGCACGATGATCGGGTCGAAAGTGTTCTGTCGGTCGCGCGGAACGCTCAGCGGCAGAGGACCAAACTCGGTCTTCAGGGTCTTGTGGCTAAAGCCGTTGCGCTTGTTGGAAAGCTGGGGAAGCTCGTCAGCGGCGACCTCTTCAGGAGGCGTTTCAGTGGGCTGACAGCCTGTGAGATGGGCATCCATTTCTCCCTGCAGCATGGCTTCGACGAAGCGTTGGGAGAAGGTACGGACGGCCTCGGAGAAGGCTTCGGGGCCCAGCGGGCGGCCCGATGCTCGAAGCTCGGAAACGTACTGGTCGATATGGTTATCGAGGGGGTTGGTGGACTTCTTACGAGAATTGCGTTTGGTATTCGTGTTCATTGGATGCACCCGATTGGCGGGCTCCGATTATCCCATGGACACAAAATTTCTGACGCTCTCGCCTGGAAAGGTCAAACTCCTCCGACCATGGAGGAAGTCGACTCGGTTATCCGCGACCTGTCCTATTTCGTCGGAGCGCTGAAGGACTATCGCTCGATCCGCATCCAGATGATGAAGGAGAAAGAGGAATGACGCCCGAAGGAAACCTCGTAGCCTACCTGTGCAAGCGGGCGAAGGCAGAAGGCTTCCGTGTGCGCAAGCTCTCCTACGAAGGGCGCCACGGAGCGCCGGACCGACTGATCCTTGCGCCGGGCGCAGCCGTCTTCGTGGAAGTGAAGGCGCCGGGGCAGCGGCCCCGCCCTGAGCAGACGCGCGAGCTTGCCATCTTCAATGACAGCGGGCTTCACGCCTGCTGGGTGGCGTCCAAGGAGGACATTGACAGCGTGCTCACGGAGCTCTCGCTTCGCTCCTGGCACGCGCTGGAGGAAGACCCGTATGTGTGATGCCCTTTTCGGGATGTTCGTTACGCTGCTCCCGCTCCTCGCCGCCGGGCTTGTCGCGTGGATTCTATCCTGGTGCGAAGACAAGGGGAAATCATGAAGTTCACCCCTCGCCCCTATCAGAGGCTGATCGTCAACCACATCCTCTCCCGCGAGCGGACTGCCGTGTGGGCAGGCATGGGTATGGGCAAGACCAGCTCGACGCTCTACGCCATCAACCTTCTCCAGTCGGTAGAAGGCGTAGGCCCCGCGCTGATCCTCGCCCCGCTCCGTGTGGCCGTATCGACGTGGCCGGATGAGGTCGCCAAGTGGGAGGACTTCTCCCACATGCGCGTCTCCGTCCTCTACGGTTCGAAGGCGCAGAGGAAGAAGGCGCTCAATGAGAAGGCCGACATCTACTGCGTCAACTATGAGTCCCTCCCCTGGCTGGTCGAGGAGCTCGACGGCAACTGGCCTTTCGACATCATCGTCGCCGATGAGGCCACGCGCCTGAAGAGCTTCCGCACCCGCTCGGGTGGGTCCCGTGCGAAGGCGCTCGGCTCCGTCGCGTGGCGTTCCGAGTTCTTCATCGAGCTCACGGGGACACCCGCCTCGAACGGACTCCTCGATCTCTGGGGACAGTTCTGGTTCTTGGACAAAGGCGAGCGCCTTGGCAAGACGATGCGCCGATACCAAGAGGTCTACTTCACGCCTATCCGCGTGGGCGCCAACGCCTTCGCGGTGAAGTACGAGCCCCGCGGGTTCGCCGAGAAAGCGATCCTCGAGAAGACGCAGGACATCGCGCTGAAGCTCAACGCCGAGGACTGGTTCGACATCCAGAAGCCCATCGTCATGGACGTGGAGGTGACGCTCGACGAGAAGGTGATGAAGGCGTACCGAAGCCTCGAGCGGAACCTCTACGTCGAGCTGGGCGAGTACGCCGTCGACACGGCCAACGCGGCCACGAAGACGTCTGCCTGTCTGCAGCTTGCCTCCGGCAACCTCTACGAAGGCGAGGAAGTAACGCCTGACTTCGAGCGGCTTGCCGAGGCGAAGGCCGCACAGTCGGTAGAACGCGTCGACGGAGGGACGACGAAACCTTACTTCCACGTCCACGACAGCAAGCTCCGTGCGCTCGCCTCCATCGTGGAGGAAGCCAGCGGCATGCCGATCCTCGTGGCGTACCAGTTCAAGCACGAGCGCGACAGGATCCTCTCCTACTTCAAGGGATCCCGCGTGCTCGACAAGAACCCGCAGACGATCCGCGACTGGAATGCCGGCAAGATCCCGATGCTCCTTGCGCACCCCGCCTCGTGCGGCCACGGCCTCAGCATGCAGGACGGCGGGAACATCCTCGTCTTCTACTCCACCGGGTGGAACCTCGAGGAGCACGAGCAAATCATCGAGCGCATCGGACCGACACGACAGGCGCAGGCGGGGCATCCGCGCCCCGTCTTCGTCTACAACATCATCGCAAAAGACACACTGGACGAAGCCGTCCAGGAAAGAATCACCACCAAACGCAGTGTCCTCGACCTGCTCATGGAAAGGAGAAAAGCATGAAACCGCAAGAACTGATGACCGCAAAGCAGGTGCGTACATATGTAGGGTGCGCCCCCAACACCCTTACGAAGGCTGTGCGTGAAGGACGCTTTCCCGCTCCTGCCCTCATCCTCGGCCGCCAACGATGGCGAAAAGCGGACGTGGACGAGTACCTTGAGCGAGCGTTCAAGGTCGCACAAGCAAGGCGAGTGGGTGCATGAGAGGGAATCCGTAGTCCAGACTAAGAATGCGCGAGGAATAGAGGCATTTCGAGCCGACACCTCGCGCATTTTAGTAAGGGGGTTCACTATGGGTGAATTCGCTAGTAAAGGGGTCGCGGGTAGCGGCCTGGGTCTCGGCATTGCCGGGACCGCGTTGGGGCTTCTCAACGCTAATGGAAACGGTGGCGGCCTTCTTGGCGGGCTGTTTGGCGGCGGCAATTGTCAGAACGCTCAGGCTGGCATGGCGCTCAATGCTCTGGCTGAAAAGGACGCGAAGATCGCGGAACTGACGGCCATGCGCTACAGCGACAACCAAGATGCGGCGGTCTACAAGCAGACGCTTGCCGACAACAAGACGCTTCGAGACGAGATGTACGCCTACATCACGCCGATTGCGCAGGAGTCCGCGGCCAATCGCGAACGCGTGGCGGTGCTCGAAGCACAGCAGAAGTGCGAAGCTGAAAAGGCTCAGCTGCGCGAACAGATCATCACGCAGAAGATTGATCGCGTGGCATCCGATTGCGCCTGCGGTCTTCGCAACCTTTCGGCTGAGGTCGGTTCCATCAAGGCTCGTGTCAACGCCATCACGCAGGAAGTTGTGCCGCTCGGTGCAATCTGCCCGCAGCCGATGCCGCGATACAACGAGTGGCAGAGTCCGGTCGACACGACGACCACGGGTCAGTAACCAGTAGGAGCGCGTCATGAACGTTGAAGTCTCCCAGATACCGACGATTGCCAGCGAATTCATCACCACGGTGGTCATGCCGAAGGCACCCACCGGGCTCCTGAAGTTTGGCATCGGCTTCGTCTCCCCCTACATCCGCGACGCCGTAGCGGTGCGTGTCGAGCAGTCCCTGCCGACGCTCAAGATGCTCGGCATCGTGGACGAAGGGAAGGTTGATCTTGACCGTGCATCCGCGGCCGCCTACGCCGCGCTCGAAGAGGCCGGCGGCAAGGTGGAGCTTAGCGGCTACATGGTCGACAAGGCGGACATCGACGCGCTCCTTGAGATCGCGAAGAAACACGCGGTCGAATAAGGAGAAAGTCATGGACTTGAAGGACATGCGAAAGATGCAGGGCGAGCGCACCGAAGAAGAGCTTCTGGAGAAGATCGACAAGATCCTCGACGACGCTCGGGACGGTCACTACAGCCTGACATCCCAGAACCTGGAAGATCTTTGTGAAGCGTGGGAGTGCATCAAGCACATCCGCACGGTTCTAGCAATGGATCGTTAACCACGCAGGGGGCGATCCAGTCGTCCCCTTTCTTTTCAATCATGCTGACAACCCTGCAGAACCTCATTCCTCAAGGAGCGGAGAGAGTCATGCTGACCGCAGGCGGTGTGCTGGGCGGCGCCCTGTCATTCGCCTTCGGCGACGTAGGGCCGCTGCTCTGGTGGCTTGTCATCTTCACGGTGACGGACTTCTTCCTTGGCACAGGCATAGCCGTGCTTCAAGGGCAGTGGTCGAGTCATAAGAATTTTCTGGGCATCCTGAAGAAGGCACTGATGTTCGCCATCGTAGCACTCGCCCATGGGCTCGACGAAGTCTTCGCGCCCGTCATCCACTTTCAGATTTTCCAAAGCATCACCATCTGCGCCTACGCGGCGGGTGAGTTCGGCTCCATCATCGAGACCTTGGAGCGCGGAGGCTTGGGCGGTGCGGTTCCGCCCGTGCTCCGTCGGCTTGTCAAAACCCTCAACGAACGCATTGAAGCGCACGCCGAAGAAGAGTTGGCGAAGCGCGGGTTAACCGTGGAAAAGGAGAAAGACCATGAGTGAAACGAGAGCCCTTACGGCTTGGCCGGTCGAGTTGGCCGCAGACTTCATTGAACAATGGGAAGGCTTCCGCGAGACGGCGTACCTATGCCCCGCGGGCGTGCTCACCATCGGCTTCGGCCACACCGGCCCCGACGTGAAGAAGGGGCAAGTCGTGACGTACAAGGAAGCCTACAACACGCTCATTGAGGACCTCAAGCGCTACGCATCAGGCCTTGCCTTCTGGGTGAACGTCTACCTTACCGAAGGCCAGTACGTGGCGCTCATGAGCCTCGCGTACAACATCGGCGTGGACGGCGTCGTCCACAAGTGCCCGAAGCTGATGCGAGCGGTCAACGCAGGCGACGCGGAAGAAGCCGCCCGCCAGTTCTTGGACGTGAACAAGACCAACGGAAAAGTCCTGCCGGGGCTCACGCGTCGCCGTCAGGCTGAGGCGAAGCTCTATCTGGGTGAAGAATGAGGGACAAGATCATCGCGGTCGTCGCGCTCACCGCCGCCTTCCTTGGCGGCTACCAGTTCGCGGCCGCGCTCTACGGCGAAGACATCGCAGAACTGCGGGCGGACTACGCCACGCGTGCGCAGTCTCTTGAGGTCAAGTACAGAGAGAAGGAGAGGGGCTATGCACAGAGCCTGGTGGATGCGTGGGAGGTGCGCGATGCCGCACTTGCTCGCGCCGATGATCTTGGCGCTGATCTTGAGCGGGTGCGCAAGCAAGCAGCCGATGCAAAGCGTCGACTGTCCGCAGCGGCCGGCGGTACCTGCAACGCTGAAAGAGAGCAACTTGCCCGATGCACAGACCTTGTCGAGCGAGGCGCAGACCTGGTTCGCAGAGGTGTCGAGCTTTCTCAGCGCATTGCAATAGACAAGGACGCCGTCGTCCGCATGACGAAGTAGACTGCTCTATGCTAAATTGTGGTTGCTGACTTCACGATCAGCAACTCCGAAAAAAGTGGGACTTCAGTTGAACGATTAACCCCCAGGGATGCACACTCCTTGGGGGTTTTCTTTTACACGTTCGGCAGGAGGTAGTCTGCCCACTCTTGCATCAGCTTGCGCCTCTGCTCAAGGAGGTCGTCTCTCTGATACGCGCGGAAGACGTTGTTTCCCACAGCGTGCATCAACTGCTTCTCAGAGACGAGGAAGTTCTTCTCGTTCTTCGCGCCCCAGTCGGAGAAGGTGGAGCGCATACCGTGTAGCGTCATGTCAGCACGACCGCTCGCGTGCTTAATCGCATAGAGCGCGGTCCCTTGGTCAATGGCCGATCGCCCACGCCCCTGGAAAAGGTAGTCCCCACTGGTATCGAGCCGGTCGATCAGGCGAAGTAGCTGGCGCGTGAGCGGCACCACGTGGGGGTACGGCTTCTTGTCCTTGCGGCGTTCTTGCGGCACGGAGAAAGTCTTCTCCTCAAGGTCGATCTCGTCCCACTTCCCTTTGATGTATTCGTTTGCACGGCCTGCGGTGAGCGCGCCGAAAACCACGGCGAGCGAGCTCACCCTGTCTTCCATCCACAGTTTCCCGATCAACTCTCGGAGCTCTTCGGGAGTTATCGCGGTGTGGTGCTTTTCCGGCATTGAGCGACGCACGAGCCCCATGGGCGGGAGCGAAGCGTCAAGGCAGCCCTTCCACTCGGCGGGGTTCGACTGGATGAGCCCTTCACCCTTCGCGACGTTGAGGATGCCATAGAGGCGCATGCGGAGGTCTTTTCCTCTGCGCGGTTTCGTCGTCCACCACTGGCGGAGAAAAGACGCCACGTCGTCGCGATGGATCGCGTCCAAGCGCTGCTTGCCGAACGCCCCCTTGAGCACGCCGATGTCGCACCGCCACGCGACCTCGGTCTTCGCCCCGGTGAAACCGCGCAGGTACAGGATCTTCTCGAAGGCGTGGTCGACATACTCGCTGAAGGTCGGCATGGCCGCCTTCACCTCGGCGGCTTTCTTCTCCGCCTTCTCTCTGGCAATCTGATCCTTGGGGTCGATGCCCTGTGCCACCAGCGCCTTGAGCGGCGCCACCTTGGCAAGGACGGCTGACAGGGGCTGCGTCGCGGACCCGAGGCCGAGTTCACGGCGCTTACCGTTGAGCTGGTACTTGTACAGCCAGGAGCGGCTGTGCGTCGTCACGCGCAGATAGACGCCTCTCTCATAGCAGTGGATGCCGATCGGCAGGGTTGGGATGGACTTCACGTTGAACATACACTTCTCATACAGTTGGGTTGATGTTGGATGCAGTGCTTTAGCACACTTTGAAGCACTGCAAACTCACAAGTCGTATGAGATTGAGGCGTTTTGACTCTTCTTAGCCTAGCATAAATCTAGCGAAGTTACGCCCAGTTGGCGGCCTGAATGCGGGCGTCGATGCCGCGGATGCGGGCGGCGAGCGCGTCGGCCTCGTGCTTGCGGGCGACAACGTCGATGACGGGCACGACGCGGACATCATCCGCGCTGCGGCGCTCGATGCGCTCGGACGCCCTGTCGGCGACGCCCGACAGGATGTTGAAGCGGCGCACGGAGACGTCGCGCTCGGCGATCCAGTCCGCAAGCGGACGACCGTCGACCACAGTCTCCCTGTTCGTGCGGGCGATGCGCACCATCAGGGTGCGGAGCTCCTCGGCGGTTGAGTCGAGGAGCGCGAAGAGCCTTTCGGGATCCTCGCTCACGGCGTCGCCCTCCTGAATGCGGGCGTTGGCCCTGAGGCGGCCCTCGATCGAGGAGAGCCGCGCGTCTAGCGCCTTGCGCTCAGCGAGCGCTTCTGCAAGCCTCAT